AACTCTTTGTTGCACGAAGTCAAACCATTGCAACACTTGCAAATCCGAATGTTTTCGCAGGTGCTGATTTGTCGGTGATGACTGATACCGCTGTCGGGATGGATTCAAACCTTCACCGAAACCATGCAGGTATGCAAGTGGCTGCTGGTATCTGGCGAGACTATCTGATCGACCAAGGGCTTATCTAACCCATCCAGTCATTACCAATACAGAAAATGCCTGCAATGACTGATCAGCATACCGTTATGATTGATAATATAATCATACGTTAATTACCTTGACAACGCAATATTTCAATGATATAATTATACTTAATCAGTGAATATTATTAACATAATTTAGTGTAAAACTTTGGTATTAAGCACCTTGTGACTGCATTGAATGAATATGTAACGTAGATTGCTGATTAATAACCGTTTACCCTAGCTCACTGTCTTTAACTCCTTTCGCTTTGAGTCCTGTGTAAAGCTGGAACGGAACCAGCACTAATATAAGTCGAAGGCTTGAGTGCTAATCTAACCACTCTGAGGTTTTGTACACCAATAAACAGAAGTACAATGAATTTTTGGGATAGCGCCAATGTAATTTGGCCTTTATACGTAAATAGGATGAGCCATGAGTTGGTGAGAAACCAACCCTATCCCACCCAACCATGCTATGTTAGTTTAGTAAGCAAAACCCTGGTTTTGTACTCCAGTGTCGCCAGCGCAATTCTGGCACGTAGCTCCAATATTTAGAGTGTAGTACAGGTGACTACGTAGAAGGTACTGCGGAACTCCATATGGAGCGTTAAATATCGAAGCGCAGAATTAATTGAGTTGTGTCTCAGCCTACTTTAAATTTCATCAACCTAATCATAATAATAAAAATAAACAACATGACTATCTGTGTATCTTGCGGTGAATATTTTAGAACTAACGCTTGGCATAATAATAAACTAGAGTGTCAAAATTGCGTAGATATAATTTCTAATAATATTTTAGATGAAGATTATGAAGTAGAGAAGAATCATTTACTTAATCCATCTGGAAAGACACCTGCTGTTTTTTATGAAAATGAAGAATATGCCTATGATGACAGGGATGATAGTCACGGATTTTAAAGAATCCCCTTAGGATCGTTTGACGTTAAACGGTTATCTACGTAAGTAGAAGGCGTCCCTAGAAGCTGTTGCTAGGTAAAACAAGGGTGACACCTTGGGTAAGCATTGCCAAGTGCTTATACAAAGGATACAGCGTGTCTGTCAGCGATAGCTACGAAAAGGCTATTCTGGATTCGTAACCAGAGCTTATCTATAAGGTAAGCTTGTTTTAATCTTATAAATAAGGAAATGTATGCAAGCAAATGAAGTAGTAGAAGAAAAGCCGAAGAAGAAAACTGGCTTCCGTGGCGGAGATTCGGCCATTAATCGTGCAGGTCGTAGACCGGGGATTAAGAACAGTAAACCTACTAACCGAGAGCTACGTGAAAGAGAATTACTAATGCTATTGCGGAAGATTAAACCGCACGTAGCTGATTCTGTTATGCAAGCTGCTCGTATTATGAAGAATGAAGAAGCTAGTCACCAGAATCAATTAAAGGCTGCTACGATTCTATTAGATGCTTACCGTAAGTTAACCCTTGATCTTTATGATGGTGAAGACCCTGAAGAAGAAGGTACGGAAATTCAACAAAATAATTCACCTACAGCACTATTTTCTTTGAAAATGGTAGAACCTAAAGAGTAATGATTTCAAATGGCTAGGGTAGCTCCTGAAAAGACGTTTCATCACCGTCCTGCCTTTTGTTTATAGTGATGTTCTTTGATGAAAGAATGATATGAATAAAACGCTAATAAGAATTCCGAATGGTCTTTTTACGGGTTTAATTGAAGTATGGAAAGATATAGAAAACTACGAAGGTATTTATCAAGTTAGTAGTTTTGGGAATATTAGATCGTTATCTAGATTTCGCACAGGTAAGGGTTGTTCTAAAATTTTAATAGATGGTAAGTTGATGAAGGTTAAACTTTCTAAAACTGGTTACTCAACCATACATCTTAGAAAAAATGGTGAATCAAAACACCCATCAATCCATAGGTTAGTTGCAAAAGCTTTTTTAATTAATAAAGAAAATAAACCAACCGTCAATCATGTTGATGGTAATAAAAATAATAATAATATTTCTAATTTAGAATGGTCAACTAGTGCTGAACAGATGCAACATGCAGTAGTTAATAATTTAGTAAATAAACAAGGTAGCGCAAAGTTTACCAAAGTGTATAAACAAGAAATATATAACTATTATCATAACCATGATATTAGTATTTTTGCATTAAGTAGACTGTTTTCTGTAAGTGAAAGAACTGCTGGTAGAATAGTGAAAGGGGTTACACCTAGAACTACTACTCGTATAAAAAAAGATGGTAGTAAGATAATTGAAAATATTCTAACAAAAGAACAGATTCAAGAAATAAAATTATTACGAAACCAAGGATGGACATTTGCGGAATTATCAGAAAAATTTAATAGAGGTATATCCCAGATGTATCGTATAGTTAATGATTTATCTAGAACTACGAACATAGAATAAGGAGAATTATGTCAGACATTATATTTGCTCCTGCTTCGGAACCACAAAGTCAATTTTTATTAAGTGATAGTTGGTTTACAATATATGGTGGTGAACATAGCGCCTCCATTTAAAACCTATTTAATTCGGTGAAACCCTAACGTAAAGTCGAGGGCAATACCGAGCCAAGCGTAATGGCGTGTGTAGAGACTAGTCGAAAGACGTAAGCATCAAGCGATGCTGAAACAGTAGGTAGTGAAAACTAAAGATATAGTCCGATACCCAAGGAAACTTGGGAATGCTTTAGCGAAGCATACAACAAAAAGGCAGCTTTCGCAGGTAAGAGTTTTTGCTTACTTGGAAGCATGTTACCAATTATCAGTAATCCCGGAACTCGTGCTGTAATTATCCGTAAAACTACTAAAATGTTATCGGGTTCTGGTGGTTTATTTGATGCAGCTATCAATCTTTATTCCAAGATTGATCCCAAGATGAAGATTAAGAGTAGAGATTTAACTATTATATTTTCATCTGGTGCAGAACTGCAGTTTACATACTTAGATAAACCTGCTGACCGAATGAATTTGCAAGGTAGAGAATACTCCAGAATTGCTTTCGATGAATGTCAGCAATTAGACGGTGACAACGTATTCTATGCATTAAGTCGTTTACGCTCTACTCGTGTTAAATACCCATTACAAGCACATGCTACGTGCAATCCTGATCCAAGTTCATTCTTGATGCAGTTTGTAGAGCATATGCTTGATGAGAATCTTGTACCAATTAGGCAAGATAAATATAAAGAACGCTACTTTATTAAAGATAGCTCTGGATTTACTTTTTACGATGATAAAGAAGAGGCACATCGTGTTCACGGTGCTGGTAAAGAAAATCCTGTAAAATCATACTGCTTTATTCCCGGAAGTATTTATGATAATCCAATAGGTCTTGAACAAAATAAAGACTATATCTCTACACTTAAAGCCCTACCTCCTGTTGAATCAAGAAGATTATTGCATGGTGCTTGGGTACGTGAACAACGAAGTGGTTATTTCAAGAGAGAATGGGCAGAATTTGTAAACTATCCTAATATTAGGGCAAGCCGTAGATGCCGTGCTTGGGACTTAGCTTTTAGTGAAGCGTCTGAATCAAAACCTCGTGTCGATGCTACCGCAGGTGTATTAGTATCAAAAGAAGATAGAACAAATAAATATACCGTAGAAGATGTAATTACTCTACGTAAAAGAGTACACGAAGTTGAACAAGCTATTTTTCAAACAGCGGAACGTGATGGAAGAGATTGTATTATATCACTTCCACTTGATCCGGGAGCTACTGCTAGTGCTTATTGTAAAGATTTATCAAGAAGATTATCTGAACGAGGATTTACTGTAAAACTTACTCGACCAGATAGAGGTAAACTTCAAAGATTTTTACCATTTGCTTCTGTAGCCGAAGCTGGTTTTGTATCTGTTGTTAGAACAGATTGGACAGAAGATTACATAAATGAATTAGAGCAAACAGAGTTTAATAATAAAACATTTGATGACCAATGTGATGCTACTTCTGATGCTTTTTTTCATTTGAATAAGACTTTGCAGTTACCTACATTTTCACTACCTGATTTATCTCAAACTCCAGCATATAGTATTAATCCTACAGGTAGTATCCCTATCTCTGGTGTAACAATTCCATAATAGAAATAAAGGAGCCTTTAATAAATGGCTAGAACTAAACAAAATCAAGTCCAAGTAGAAAAGGCTATTGCACCTTCTGATAAACCTGAAAGGTTTCAGCTTGGTGAAGTAGGATATAGTGGGTTAAATCTATTTAATGGTGTAACTAACGAAGAAGTTAAAAGAGAATTAAATTGGCCTTATAGTGCAGAGACATATAAGGAAATGAGTTATCATTCTGCTATTAATTCTTGTTTAAGCCTATACGATAGTTTAATCTCTAAAGTTGATTGGAGAGTACTTCCTCCAAAAGATGCAACCGAAAAAGAAAAGCAAGAAACTGAATTTGTAAATCAATGTATTGGTGACATGGAGAATTCTTTCCGTGATTTCATCAAAGATGCATTATCCAGTAACATTTATGGCTTCTCTATCCATGAGAAAGTATTCCGTAGACGTTATAAATCAAATGGCAGTTTATATGATGACGGTAAAATAGGTTTAAGAAAACTTGCTTTACGTAATCAAGAATCAATTTACAGATTTATTTATGATACAGATGGTAATAACATCGTAGGTGTAGAACAAGTTGTAAATGGGTATAATAATCAAAGATATGGTAATCTAAATCAGACTAATATTATTCTACCACGCAGTAAATATGTTCATATTACTGTTGGTCGTAATAGAAATGATCCATTCGGTAAATCACCGTTACGTGATGTTTACTTAGCATGGAGATATCTGACTGTTATTCAAGAGATTGAAGCAGCAGGTGTAGCTCGTGATTTACAAGGTTTACCAGTTCTTGAGATTCCTGCACAGTATATGTCAGCAGATGCTTCTGCAGAGCAGAAAGCTATTTACGAGAACTTTAAGAATATTATTCGTAATATCCAAAATAATAGCCAATCTGGTATTATTCTTCCTTCTGCTACAGATCCTGATACTCGTGCAAAACTATTTTCTCTTACTCTACTAAATAGTGACGGTAAGAAATCATTCGATACAGGTAAGGTAAAAGACTTTTATCAGAATCAGATTTATACTGGTCTTGCTTGTGATCTTTTGATTATGGGTCAATCTGGTGTAGGCTCATTTGCATTAGGTGCTTTAAAGAGTAGCATTACTGGTGCATATCTTGAATCAATGCTTGATAATATCGTAGAGATATTCAATCGTGATGTTATTCGTCAATTGTATGATCTAAATGGGTTTGATGCTTCTCGTGCATGTTCATTAGATTATGACAATCTACATGCAGTTGATCTAGAAGGTCTGTCCAAGGCTTATCAGCGCATGGGTGCTACTGGTTTCCTACCTAAGACGGTTGATGTTATTAATCGCGGTCTTACTGCACTTGGTATTGATGAATTACCAGAAGGTACTAATTTAGATGAAGTTCTTCCTGATAGTACTACCCGCAGTGGTGATGGTATGAAAGAAGGATTGAATTCTGGTACAGGAAGTGCAGATGGATCAGGTGGTGATTCTTCAGCTAGTAACGCAGATAATACGGCTTAATATGAAATTAAAATCAATTATAACATCCATCATTTTAGCTGTATTAATGCACTCTGCGTTTGCTACATTACCAGCCCCCGGAACAGAAGGGGCTATTAATGATCCTAGATACTGCGGAGAGCCAGCAAGAGATAAGAACGGTAAGATTAAACGTAGTCAAACCGTTCTAAAGAAGTTTACGGCTGTATTCCCTTGTCCGAGTACAATGTTACCAACAGCAAGCTGCCCTGATTGGGCAATCGATCATACCATTCCATTAGCAATGGGTGGTTGTGATAGTCAGGCTAATTTGACATGGCTACCTGATGCAATTAAAAGCTGTGCAGACGATGCTTGTAAAGACCGTTGGGAACGAAAGTATCATGCTATGCCACGACAAGTAATTGTTATACCGAAATAACGAAAGAAAAGAAATAATAATGGCAGCTACCGTATTAAATTTATCTATCGAACAAGGAATTCCTTATTATAAGGAACTTCTGGTAAAAGACCCAAATGGTGCTAATAAGAATCTTACTGGTTATACAGCAAGGATGCAATTTAGACCTTACATATCTAGCTCAGAAATTAGTTTGGATGCAACAACTGCTAATACCAAATTACTTATTGATACGGTTAACTCCTATGTAATTATTAATCTATCAGAAGCAGATACACAAGCATTGACATATACTAGTTATAGTTACGATATAGAACTAGTAAGTGCAGCAAATAAACCAATTAGACTTGTTCAAGGCACTGTTAGCCTAAATCAAGAAGTAACTCGATAATCAACTCAAATAAACATTAAGGATTCCTATGCCTATTCTAACAACTGACATTGTATACCGTCTAAGCGGTGGTGCTGCTAATGCTGACCCTCTCCTATCTCTAGGTGGAGCTAAATCAGCTAATGCTGCTAGTACAAATATTTATGACGATGTATCAAGCGCAGAAGCTACTGCTGGTGATATTGAATATCGTTGCGTTTATATTCATAATGGTCATGCTACCCTATCTTACCTAGGTTCAAAGATTTGGGTTCAAACCAATACTCCTTCTGCAGATACTACCGTAGCTATTGGTCTAGGTACTTCTGGTCTAAATGCAACAGAACAGACTGTAGCTAATGAAAATACGGCTCCTGTAGGCGTTACCTTTAGTTCTCCTGTTGATTTTGCAGGTGGTCTGCTAATGGGTGATATTCCTGCTGGTCAGCACTATGCAGTTTGGATTCGTCGTACAGTTAATGCCGCTGCCGCTGCAGTTGCCGATAGCTTTACACTACGTGTTCAAGGCGATACTAATCCCTAATTAATATGCCTTATTTTGCAGATCGTGTGCAGGAAACAGTATCTGGTACTCCGGGTACTGGCCCTATTACATTAGGTGGTGCTGTAGTAAAGTTTCAAACATTTGCCAATGGATTTGATGAAAAACCTTGTTTCATTGGCTACGCTATTGAAGATGGTAATGATTGGGAAGTTGGTAAGGGTACACTAAATAGCACAGGCACTGTACTCACTCGTGATGTATTACGTAGTAGCAGTACAGGTTCTCTATTAAATCTAACATCTGCTGCTGTTGTATTCTGTACACCTTCTGCAGAACATATTGATAATTCAAATATTGGGCATCAGTACGCGCAAGTACGTGGATTGCCTCTACCATAAGGAATAATAATGGCTGGAAATTCAGACCCAATTTATAGCAGACGAGGTGCTATTACTCGTAGCACTCTTCTTAAAACTGCTGCTGCTGATTATACTGGTGTATCTCCATATAATAAAGAAGTATTTTCTGCTGACGCAACTAATGGATCATATTTACAAAGAATACGTTTTAAGGCTATGGGTACAAATGCCGCAACTATTGCACGTGTTTATTTGAATGATGGTGATATTACCGAAAACTTTGGAACAGCTATTGGTGCCCCAACTGGTACACCTTCTGGTACTGGTGGTAGTATTTTAGCAGGTACTTACTATGCTGTAATTATTGCGGTCAATGAAAAGAATATGTTAACACCAATCGGTACAATTTCTCTTGGTGTTGCTACTACTGGTTCTACTAGTTCAATTTCATGGAGTTGGACAGCACAAGCTGGTGCTGTATCTTATCGTATTTATATTGGTAGTACTAACTCAACTGAAGCTTTAACTAGATATTTTACTAGTGCTACAAATAGTTATAGTCAAACAACTATGCATTATAATGGAACTTATGATGATCCTAATGTTGGTAACTCTAAGTTCTATGGTGAAATTTCACTTCCAGCTACTACAGTTAATGTGGTGAGTCCAGATATTGATTATCCAATGAATATTGCTCTACCTCCCGGATGGGAAGTATACGTAGGACTAGTTACGGCTGTAGCTGCTGGTTGGAACATAACAGGTATTGGTGGAGATTACTAAAATGCAATATATTCTTATCAAGTTTCTTAATGATAATACACACGGATACCAAGAGATTTGCAGAGGGACTTTGGTAAGATATACTGACCTTGATGGTGTTACTATTATACCTCATGGTTCTAATACAGTAGTTGATAGTAGTCCAGTACAACCATCATGGGCTTTAGAAGATACTCCTATACCTGTGGTTAAACCAGAAGTACCATCTGTAGTAAGTATGCGTCAGGCTCAATTAGCATTATTTCAATCTGGACTATTATCAAATATTCAACCAATTATAGATGCGATGCCTGAACCTCAAAAGACAATTGCTAATATTGAATGGAATAAGGCAAGTGAAGTTCACAGATGTGAAGGATTTGCTATTAATATGGCAGGTTTACTAGGTCTAACAGATAGCCAATTAGATGATTTATTTATTTTAGCAGGGACATTATAAATGCTTGATTTTTCTCATATACCAGAAAGTGTAGCAGATATTCAAGTATTTACAGGTAATTCTCCTACTGCTGGTGCAGTTTGGCAAACATGGGTTAAACCTCGTGGTAAGACCATGTGCAGTATTTGGATGGTTGGTAAAGGTGGCAATGGCGGTAATGGTGCTGTAGGTGCTGTTTCTGCTGCAGCAGGTGGAGGTGGAGGTGGTTCTGGTGGTATTATAACTTTATTAATACCTATGTCTGCTCTACCTAATATTTTATATCTATCACTTGCTGGACAATCTGCAACAACTACCCTTGCTAGTTATATTACTACATATCCTAGCGTTGTAGTTAACCATACTATTGCTATTGCTAACGGTGGTGGTAATGGTGGTAATGCTTCCGCTGGTACTGGTGGTACTGCTGGTGGTGCAGGAGCGGCGTCTGCTGTAGGTTCAATGCCACTTGGTTGGCCTTTCAAACAACATACACCAGTAGCAAGTGCTCAGGGTGTAGCTGGTGCAGCAGGGGCTTCTGCAGTATATACAGCAGCACAGCTAATTGTTGGTACTACTGTGTTCGGGGGTACAGGTGGTGCTGGTGTACCTGCTGCTGGTGCGGTAGGTAACATTAATGCTGGATATGCTGCTGTAGGTTCATTCCCTGCTCATACGTATGTTAATACTGCAACGGCAGCTACTTTACCCGGAACTCCCGGCCCTGATGGTATATTACCAATTCCCGGAATGAGAATAGCATTTGGTGGTTTAGGTGGCGGTTCTAGTCATGGTTCTGCTACAGGTGCTGGTTTATTTGGTGGTAAGGGTGGTAATGGTATTATGGGTTCTGGTGGTGGAGGTGGTGGAGGTTGCCTTACTGGTGGTACTGCTGGTCTAGGTGGACAAGGTGGCCCTGCTATGGCTATCATTACTTCTTTTTAAGGATTAACAATGCTAGACTTTAGCCATATTCCAGAACGTACAATAGCTAACACTCAAATATTTACAGGTAATTCTCCTACCTTTGGTGAAGTATGGCAAACGTGGACTAAACCGAGAGGTGTTACCATGTGCTCTATTTTACTGCAAGGTAAAGGTGGTAACGGTGGCACTAGTGCTCCCGGAGCAGCTACTGCTATTGCTGGTGCCGGTGGTGGCAGCTCTGGTAATATGTGTCATCTTATAGTACCAGTGTCACATCTACCTGATACTTTGTACTTAACCTTAGCAGGTTATGGAAGTGCGTCCGGTGTAGTTAGTGCTATACAAATATCACCTAATACTGCAGTAGAAGGTAGACTTGCAAGCTGTGCAGGTGGTAACAATGGCGGTAATTCCAGCGGTGCTACTAGAGGTACTGGTGGTACGGCTCCAACAATAGCCACCAACTTAACTATGCCACTAGGCTGGCCTTATACACAATTTGTTGTGGCTGGTCAAGCTGGAACTAACGGTGGTGCATCTCAAGCCGCTGGTAGTAATCTAACTATTCCAGTTACTGGTGCAATTGCTACTGGTGGTACTGGTGGTGGTGGTATTGATAGTGCAACAGGTACTTCTGGTTTGGTGGGCGGTTCATTTACTATAACAGCAGGTGCTGATTTTCCTGCACATGCTGGAGGTACTGCTGGCACTACTACTGCAATGGTTCCGGGTGCTGGTAAAAATGGATATAAGCTTCCAGATAAACTATTCTTCTATGGTGGTACTGGTGCTGGTAGTTCATACAATGCTGCTACAGGTGCAGGTCTAGTCCAATCTCCTGCTGGTGCCGGTGGATATGGATCGGGTGGTGGTGGATTAGCTGCTTCACAGACAGGTTCTGTTGCACAACCAGCCGCACTTGGTGGCCCTGCTCTTTGCATAATTACCTGCTGGTAATATTTTATAACAAAATTATATTGGTAAACTTATGAGTACTACAGGCAGTTTTCTTGGCTTTGGCCCAATCGCATCTTCACCAATAGCTTCAGTTCAAACTGCTGCAGTATCCGGTAGTACAGTACTCAAGGACATTTTAGCGTCCTATCTGATTAAAGCAAGTATAACAACAGATAGGACTGCTACTTTTAATATTAGAACTAGTAGTAGTTCAGATAGAAGTGCAAGTTTTAACATTAGAACATCTGCACTTTCTGATAGAGCAGCTACTTATGTTATTAAGAGTGTTATTGCATCCGATAGAAGCTCCGCTTATAATATTAGAACCTTTGCGTTATCTGATAGAAACTCTACGTTCAATATTAGAACACTAACTACATCTGATAGATTATCAAACTTCAACATACGGTCGTTAGTATCATCTGACAGAAACTCTACGTTCAATATTAGAACACTAGCTACTTCAGATAGAAGTTCTGCGTTCAATATTCGTTCACTTGTAACTTCAGATAGAACAGCAAATTATAATTTAAGATTAACTGCTGTATCCAGTGCAATTGCTACCTATAATTTACGTAGTAGTATTCTTCAAGATATTACTAGTTCGTATAGTATTTTAGTTTCTGGTACTAGTGTACTATCAAGCCTATCTGGTGCATTTAATCTAAGAGCATTTACTCTTAGTTCACTAAATGAACTCTATAATGTAAGAACTCTTGCACAGTCAAACGAAAGTGCAACATATAATGTAAGAGCGGCTGTATCAAAAGATGAAGTAGCATCTTTCAATATTAGGACAAATGCTCTCGCTAGTTTAGTAGAAGCGTTCTTAATTAGAAGTGCTGCAAGTTCAGACAGAGGTGCTACTTATAATATTAGAGCATCTAGACAAGCTGATGGCTCCTTTACATTCAATACACGTACATTAGCTAGTTCTGATGGTATTTATGCATTCAATATTAGAAATAATATTTTATCAAATATATCACCTACATATAATGTACGAACTCTTGCACAATCAGATAAAGGTGCAGCTTACAATGTAAGAGCTTTAGTACTTTCAGATAGAACTGCAAGCTTTAATCTACGTGCATCAACTGCTACAGTACTGTCATCTGCATACAGCATACTTTCTGCTGCAAACGTAACTTCTAATCTAATTGTAAACTATAATGTTCGTAATATTCTATCTAAGGATGGAAGTTATAGCTACAGTATTAGATCAACGATAAATACCAGCTTTGGTGTTTCTTACGTAATCAGATTAAATACGTCTGCTGATACATCAAGTACCTATTTGATTAGAGCAGGTACGATATCTAGTTTATCTGAGCAATATAATGTTCGTGGTTCACTTGTCAAAGATGCAATCGCTACTTATATTATTCAAGGTCTTGCTCCTGTGCAAAAAGACCTTAGTGCTCTTTATAGTATTCTTCAAGAGATACTACCAGATGTAACAGTAGTGTATATAACTGAAAATGATCGTAGCACTATTTCAGTATATGACAATGACGTTACGATAGTTCAACTATTAAATGATGATATCGTTTCGATCATTGCAAAATAAGGACGCAAATGCAATATAACACTCAGAAGCTATCGGAAGCTGTTCGCAACAGGTTAAATCAGGCACAGGAGCCTTCAGAAGCTCCTATCCCTAGCCACCTAGCAGCTATCATACAAAAACGTGCTACAGCGGCTTCTGATGCGTCTAATACGGATGTGCGTAAGCCAATCAAGCAAGCGTTCTTAGGTAAGAGCTACACTAACTCAAATGCGTACTTGGATTAATATCTAAATTTATGTCAATAAAAATCGTTACCTTGACAACGCAGAGATTTCGTGATATAATTATTATTAAGTTTAAATAAGATGGGATGTTATGAATAAAATAAAAAATAAACCATATATACCACCCCATGCTGATTTCACAGATATAATTAAAAGTAGATTACCAGTTAGTAAATCGGTTAATGAAGAATTAAAACAAGTATTGTATGTGGTTATGCTACCAGATAGTACTGATTTACATGGTGATATTACATCTGAAGAAGAAGTTCGTAAAGCATGTCATAATTATAATTCATCTGATATGAAGGCTAACTTATTTCACATGACTCAAACTAATACTTTTTCAGTGATAGAGTCATATATAGCACCTGTAGATTTTGTTTTAAATGATGTTATAGTCAAGGCTGGTACTTGGTTAGCAAAATTACAGATTAACGATGATGTTGTTTGGGATTTAGTTAAATCAGGCGACATTTGTGCCGTATCTATCGGCGCAGTAGCTAATGTTGAGGTACTTGATGAATAATTTCTATGTTTATGTACATAGACGCTTAACAGATAATAAGCCTTTTTATGTAGGTAAAGGTTCGGGTAATCGTGCTTGGGACTTTACAGGTAGAAATATTTATTGGGAACGTATTAAAAATAAACATGGTGTTGCTGTAGATATTGTTTTTGATAACTTAACAGAAGCAGAATCCTTTCAGTGTGAAATAGATACGATTCTTGAATTTAAATATTTTGACTATCCTCTTACTAATCTCACGAATGGTGGAGAAGGTTCATCAGGATTAAAATTTACAGATGAACAACGATTAAGAATTTCAAATTCTACTAAAGGAAAAGTACCTTGGAATAAAGGTATTAAGAAAGCTGATGATAAGCAATATCTGTATTCAGATGAATATCGTGAAAAGCTAAGAGAAGCAAAATTAGGTGTATTTGCAAATGAAAATAATCCGTATGCTGATAAAACTGAATATTGCTTTGTTAGGTTATCAGATGGATTTGAAATAAGATGTACTCGACAATATTTAGTAAAACATTTTGGAGCCGATGGTGGGCTGATAAAGAAAATGTTCTACAAAAAGAACCCACGTAAATCCGGCAGTGGCTGGAAGTTGAAAGGAATAGTATGACAACACAACGAAAAGCTAAACGTAAATTAAGTAATATTGATTTTAGTGCTGATGGAGCACATATCGCTTTAGTATCTAAAGACCAAGGTGGTGGTGCAAATGGCGCTAACTACGCACTAATGCTCAAATCTGCAAATTTCTCCGATGAATTCATTGAGAAAATGCAGCAAGTAAAAGTTACTCTAGAACTACCTGAGTTTCTACGTAGATTCTTTGGACTATGGTATGAGGATGCTGATGTTCTAGCCGCTATGATGGGTTATGTAGAACCAGTAGATACTGCTGCAATGGAAGCAGAAGAAGCTCAAAAAGAAGTCCAAAGCTGGATTGAAGAACGCATGAGCGCATTTGAGATTATTAAGTCTCTTGAAAATGCAGAGTCAATTCCAGAGGTACTAAGTACACTAACTGAAGATCAATATCTAAATCTCCTTAAAGATCAAGAGAAACTTGAGAAGGCATTTAAGAAAATTGATAAAGAAAAGAATTCCGCTAAAGCTCCAAAGGCTAAGGCAGATGAAGGCTCAACCGAAGCCGTAGCGAAAGCTGAACAATCGGATGATAAGACTGAAGCGAAGGTTGAACCTTCTGAAACCGTTAATAAAGGAAAAAGTATGACCAAAGAAGTCAAAACAGTTGAACAAGAAGTGACTGTAGAGATGGTTGAAAAATCAGCTTTTGAATCCGTCCAGAAACAACTGGAAGATCAGAAAGTTGAATTGCAAAAAGCTCTTGATTTAGTTAAGGCTTTTGAGCAAGAAAAGAAAGAAGCGATCCGTAAGGCTCGTTTTGAACAAGTTAAAACTGCTGTTAAGAATGATGCTACCGCTGAAGTTCTATTTAAGGCTGTTGGTCTTGTTGAAGATGAATCAGAATTCCAAGCTGTAGTTAAGGCTCTAGTCGAAATGCAAGCTGTAGTAGAAAAATCTGATTTGTTCGTAGAAAAGGGTGTGCAAATTGAAACTGAAGCTGCTCCGCAAGAGTCTGCAGTTGCAAAAATTCTAAAAGCCCGTTTATCTAAATAATTTTAATTAAGGAAATATAGAAATGTCCACTCCACTATACACTGAAAACAAACGCTACAGCAATACTGTAAAAGCTGAACTCTGGCCCGAAGTTGGTTACACCCGCGCTGTTGTAACTTATAACGGAACTGCTGCAAACCTAGTTATCGGTCAGGTACTTGGTAAAGTAACTGCATCTGGTAAATACAAGATTGCTCTACAAGCTGCTGTTGACGGTTCACAAACCGCTGACGCTATTGTTATTGAAGACAAGACTGCTGCTCTAAACACTGATACAACCGTTCTAGTGCTCCTAAAAGGGCCAGCCGTAGTATCCAAGGCTGCGCTAACCATCGATGCTTCATACACCGCTGGTGCTCTCCTAAATGGTGTTTATGCTACCCTTGAAGGTAAGGGTATCCAAGTTGCTGACGCTGTTTAATCTTTAATAATAACTCTAAATAAAGGAAAAATATCATGGCAACTATTCGCAGTTTTGATAAACCATTTGAAGTCGTAGACCTAACCGAAGAACTTAATCTAATCCCTAATACATGGGGTCTAATTAACGAAATGGGTCTATTCCGTAACGAATCTGTTACCAACCACACTATCACTGTTGAAGCTACCTCTGGTACTCTAAGTGTTATTGGTGATACTGTTCGCGGTGCTCGTAACCTAGTAAACAAGGACGATACCCGCAACATTCGTGCTTTCAGCATTCCTCACTTCCCCCTAGATGACGCAATCTCCCCTTCTGACCTACAAGGTAAACGTGCTTATGGTTCCGACCAAGCTGATACAGAAGCTGCTGTTGTTGCTCGTAAGCTAGAGCGCATTCGTCGTAACCACGCTGTTACAATGGAAGCTGGTCGTGCATATGCTCTAACCACTGGTGCAATTTATGCTCCTAACGGCACTGTAGTTGATAACTACTACACTTCTTTCGGTATTACCCGTAAGGAAATCGACTATGTACTCGGTACTACTACAACTGACGTTGTAGCTAAGATCGAAGAAGGTATCGCTCACATTCAAGACAATATCACTTCCGGTGAAGTTGTAAACTCTGTAACCGCTATCTGCTCACCAACCTTCTTTGCAAAGCTAATCGCTCACGCAAACATTAAGGCTGCTTACCAGTACTACACCTCTACTCAAGAACCCCTACGTCAACGTCTAGGTTCTGGTGTATATCGTCGTTTCAGCCACGGTGGTATCGATTTCGTTGAATATCGTGGTTCTTACAACGGTACTCAGCTAATCACCGCTGGTGACGCTTATCTAGTCCCAATGGGTACACAAGATACATTCATTTCTTACTTCAGTCCAGCTAACAAGCTATCTCTAGTAAATACTCTAGGTATGGAATCTTATGCATTCCAGTACCGTGATGCGCGTGACGAAGGTATCCTATTGCAGTCTGAAAGCAATCAACTACACCTAGTTCGCAGACCACAGGCGGTTGTACGCCTGTTCTCCAGCAACTAAAATGATAGCCTCCCGACCGGAGGCTTTCTATTCTAACCTATTGTCAAAAGCAGTAGGTTATGGTAGAAATATAGATAATAAAGGTTAAATATGGCAACTGTTCAAGATATTCGTATGGAAATTGGAGATACGGATGTATCCTTTCCAATTCTTTCCGATTCAGAAATTACATATTTCCTTACAAAAAATGAAGGTACGCTTCGTAGAACTTCTCTTGATTGTGCAAGAACAATTCTATTTAAGCTATCGATGCGTGGTGATGATACTGTAGATATTTTCAGTATTAAAGGTAGTAAAGCTGCAGAATCATATAGATTAGCACTTACTCTTTATATGAAGAATCCAGACCTAAACCCTGTGATGACTTCCGCAAATATTTATGCAGGTGGTGTCAGTTTAACAGATATGCAAGCTAATGTAGATACGTTAGATAACAACTATGTTAAAACTCCTAATGAACCATCTTCTTATACATATCCTCCATTAGATAATCCTTTTGTAGTTTAAGGTAAGTAATGTCAAATTTATTTATTAGAGCTACGGCTTCTGCTATCGATAGACACGGTATTGTTGCTACATACAAGGTTGTATCTGAAGGTGCTTATAATGTAAATACAGGCACTACAACAAATACTGAAACGTCTTATTCTATTAAGATGTACATGAAGCAAATTAAAGCAAATCAGTTTAATTATCCTACATTGATTGGGAAAGAATCTGGTATGTTTTATATCCTTGCGTATAATTTAGCGTTTGTACCTAGTTCAAATGATTTGATTACTTATGATGGTGTTACTTACAAAGTAGATTCAGTACAAAAACACAATACTGGTTCTTCTGTTGTCTTATACAAGGTATTAGCTGTCGTATAATGAAAGGCTAATATGCAAGTTGGTAATGCAGACTTTGTAGCTAGAGAAATAAATGATTACCGAACAGATGTTGAGCGTAAATTAAAAGGAATGGTTGAATCATTTGCATTTGCTGCTACACGAGCTATTCAACAAAATATTCCAGTTGGTAATCAGGCAGCTATTGAAGCTGGTAAATCTGGTGTGCAGCCAGAAGCTACATATCGACAACTATACCAACTTCGTGAAAATACTTACGGTATTGAAATGCAAGCAGGATACCATCGTGGTGCGCTAAAATATAGTGAAGATGGTAGTTTTGAAATGGGTGAGAATGTATTAGTTACAGATGCATATGATGCTGCGAATGCAGTTTATGATGCTGCTAATTCCTATTATGAAATAGGTGACACCTTTTATATTGGCGCTGAAGGGCCAGCGTATGATCTACTTGAAAATAACAGTTCTCCACAAACAAATGGAAACGGAATCATGCGTCCGAGTGAAGAAATGATATCTGAAATATATCGATCAGATATGAAGACTTTTTATGATAATGTCAAATAAAGGAAAATATGGCAATATTAAATATCAAGAAAGCCTTAGAAAAGCATCTTCAACTAATGACACCTGCGATTGCTACAGCATATGAGTCTGTATCTTTTTCTCCCGCATCTGGTGTTCCATACCAACGAGCTTACGTAGTTCCTCGTAAACCAGAAAATCCAACAATAGGTGATTCATACTATAGAGAAGTAGGTGAATTTCAAATATTCTTAGCTTATCCAAATAATAAAGGATCAGGCGAAGTATTGGCGAGAGCCGAGTTAGTTCAACAGCATTTTGCTAGGGGAACAACACTAACAGAAGGTGGACTTGATATAAATATTATGTTTACACCTCAAATATCAGGAAGTGCTATATCTGGCGACAGAATCATCGTTCCTGTGATCATTAAGTATTCCGCTGGAGTTCTGCAGTAACTCTTGATGAATTATAGTAATTTGCAAATTAACTAACAAGGATAAATAAAATGGCAATTTCTAAAGCAGTCGCTAAACAGGTGGCTATTAAGCAAGAAACTACTTACGGTACACTAGCTGGTACTACTGGTGGTCGTTTACTTCGTCGCGTAACTTCTAACTTCAACCTAGTTAAAGATACATATTCTTCAAATGAAGTTCGTACTGATTACCAAGTTGCTGACTTCCGTCACGGTGTGCGTTCAGCCGAAGGTACAGTATCTGGTGAGTTTTCTCCCGGTTCTTATTCTGATCTATTTGCTGCTGCTCTAGCCAAGGATTTCGTTGCTGGTGTAGCTATTACAGGTGCGGCTATTACCGTAGCAGCTTCTGCTTCTCAATATACACTAACTCGCGGTGCAGGTTCATATCTAACTGATGGTTTCAAAGTTGGTGATGTTATTCGCATTACTGCTGCTACTGGTCTAAATGCAGATTGCTTGAATAAGAATCTACTTATCACCGCTCTAACTGCTACTGTAGCTACCGTATCTGTTCTAAATGGTTCTACAATGACCCCTGCTGCTGGTACTGCTGTATCTGTAAGTGTAACTGGTAAGAAAACATTCATTCCTCAAACTGGTCATACTTCACGCTCATTTACTGTTGAAGAGTGGTATTCTGATATTGCTCAATCTGAAGTATTCACTGGTTGCAAAGTAAATACCATTGGTATTAAGATTCCTGCTACTGGTATGTCAACCCTTGATATTGGTTTCATGGGTAAAGATTTAGCACAAACAGGTACTACTCAATACTTCACAACTCCGACAGCACTAGGTACTTCTGGTGTGTTCGCTGGCGTTAATGGTGTGGTTGTTTTCAACGGTACTCCTGTAGCTGTTATTACTGATGCATCCGTCAATATTAATCGTAATATTGCTAGTGCTACCGTGCTAGGTTCTAACTCTGTTGCTGAATCTTTTGATGGTAAAGCAGACGTAAGCGGTACAATCAGCCTATACTTTACGGATGCTGTTGCTAAAGATGCATTCAAGAATGAAACCGAAGTTTCTCTAGTATTTACACTAACTGCTACTAATACCGCTACTTCTGATTTCGTAAGTGTAACGATTCCTCGTGCAAAGCTAAATTCTGCTGGTAAGTCAGAATCTGATGCTGGTATCACAATGTCTTGTGATTTCGTAGCTCTACTAGCTACTGCAGGTGGTGCAGGTACTGCTTCCGAACTGTCTACAATCGTAGTACAAGATTCTGTAGCTGTTTAATCTAGTAATTAATTAAAGTTGACCCTGTAGCTGAAAGGCTGCAGGGTTTTCTTTTTTATATTATCGTTGCCTTGACAATACAGTTTTTGTATGATAAAATAGATTTTGGTTAGGTTAAATATAACCTATTTATTAATGTTAACTAAGGAAGTATTATGTACTTTCTGATTGAAAGGAAATTATGTCATTTGATTTAATTAAACAAGATTTTTCTAAAGCTGCAGAACAAGGTTATACTTTTGAACTAGTTCTACCAACTGGTGCCCCCTCTGGCGCTAAACTAACTATTGTTGGTGATATGTCACCTGTAGTAAAAACGTATTCTCGCCGCAAGTTTTCAGAGTGGCAACAAAAGCAAGCTATTGCTAAACGCAAGGGCAAAGATACTGATGATATCAGCCTAGATGAAGCTGAAGATATGGCAGTAGAATCTGCTCTAGTTCGTCTAATTAATTGGGACGGTATTACCGAAGATGGTAAATCCGTTGCATTCTCAAAAGAAAAAGCAGAAGCTGTATTGAAAGCTCATCCTTGGATTCGGGAAGCTATCATGCAGGAGGCGAGTGACATTACAAATTTTCAGCCGAAGAATTAGAGCAAGCAATAGCCTACGTTAAGCAAGAGTTTAATTTAGGCTCTGGTTCTAATTCATTGAAGGCTAAGTTAGAAAGTGTCCAAAGACAAACAGGAATTAGACCAAAAGAACTTGATGAGTTAATTACAATGCCTGAAGTATTTTCCTTACTATGGATGGACTTCAGAGCATTAGATTCGGCTAGATCATCAAACGGTTATGGCGCTAATCCTATAAGTTTCTCTGAAATACAAGCTTATTGCAAGATGATGGAAATAGAGTTACAACCTTGGGAAATAGAAATAATAAAAGTTTTTGATGTAACTTTATTAAATCTACAAGCTGAGAAAGCAGCAAGAGAACTTAATAAATAAATAGCCCTATCTTTTAGGGCTTTCTTTTTAAGTGTTCTGTAAAGAGTCCTTAACAAGAAACAAAATATAACACAAAGAGGTTACAAATGGAGCTAACAGAATTAGTCTTTCAAGTAAATACAGATGCATTAGAAAAGGCTGTTGGTTTACTTAAAGAAGTAGAAAAGTCAACTGCCGATTTAGGTAAAGCACAAGCTATACAAGAAGATTCAGCTAAGAAGTCAGCTAAGTCACAGAAAGATGTAAACAAGGCTACTGAAGAAGCTACTGATAAAATGTCTCCTTTAGAGAAGCTATTGGAGAAGCTAAAGAATCAATACGGTGATCTAGTATCTGGTTTTACTAAAGGTGAAGCTGCTATTCTGCAACAAGCCCGTAGTTTCGGTGCTGCAGAAGAAGGATTGAAGCCGTTCATAGCTGAGTTACAAAAGATTAAAGAACTTACCAAAGACCCATTTGATGCGTCTGTTGGTGCTATCCGTAGTGTAACTGCTGAGTTTGAAAAACTAAATCAACGTGCAGTATTAGCTGAACAAGGTATTTCTTTAAGTACAAAACAACTAGGTGAGTTTAGTAGAATTGCCGCTGAAACTCGTGGTATTGTTGAGAAGATGGGTTTTGATCCAACACAAGGTGCAGGATTAGAACAGTATAATAGGCTTCTAGCTGAGAATCAACAAAAGTATTTAAGTACTGCCGCTGCGGTAAATGCATTACAAGAGCAAGAACGTCAACGTAATAATGTTCTAAAAGAACAGGAACGTAATAACATTGCACTACAACGTGCGAATGCATCAATGATGAATGATGCAGTTAGTGCCTTCCGTAATGCTGAAAATGAAAAAGCTGTTGCTGTAGCTAGAAGAATGCAGACAGAAGCTACCATGAATAATGGTGCAGTAGATTTATACAAAAGCTATCAGTTACAAAAGATGCAGACTGAAACTACTATGATGGATCAAGCATTGATATTATTTAAAGAAGCTCAGTTTCAAAAATTAGAAGCTGAATCTAAAATGATGAATGATGCTGTTGATCTGTATAGAAAGAGCGAAAACGAAAAACGTAAAGCTTTTGAAGATAGAATGAGAGCCGAAGCTACTATGATGGATCAGGCGGTTTCATTATATTACAAGAAACAGCAACAAGGTAGTACTTCAGGTAATTCAAACGATGCGAGTATTCGTCAGCAAGCTCAATCTGTAAAATGGTTAGCTAATGAAGAAGCTAAAATGATTTCCGTAGTGAATTCATTGAACACTGCTCAAAATGATGGTAATGCTATCCATGAAAAAGCTGCTCGTTCAATTGCCAATTATGAACGTCATTTACGTCAAGCTGGTGTTAGTGGGCAAGAAGCTGCAGATAAACTAAAACTTTATAAAGATCAACAGTTACAGATTCAAAAGGTTGAACAGTCTAATCAGACTAAATTCCTAACTCGTGCATTACAACCTCAGATTGGTGACGTTGCGGTTTCACTTGCTTCTGGTCAGAATCCTTTAACAGTAATGTTACAACAGGGTGATCAGATTCGTGGTCTAATTGCTCAATCTGGTGTAGCTGGTGACGAATTACGTAAGGTAATGAAAAATGCCTTCTCCGAGACATTGAAGAGTATTAAGGATACGTCCTTTGCTATGTTAGATGTTTTCGGTGGTGCTCTAAAATCAACTGGTGCTAGTATTATTGGTCTATTAGTTGAACCAGCCAAAGCATTCGGTACAGCTTTTGCACAATCATTTAATAATGGTGCATCTGTTGCTAGTAGTTTTGGTGATGCGTTATCTTCTGCTTTTTCAGCAAGTAGAACTGCGGCACTATCCGCTTTACCTGTATTAATTGGTTCAAGTATTATTGCGTTAGGTACACTTGGTGTTGCATTATATCAAGTATCAAAGCAAGAAGATTTACTAAGTAAGTCATTAATATTAAGTGGTGGTTCACTTGGTTTAAATAAAGATTCTGCTATCGAGTATGCTACATCTTTAAATGCCGTTGGTATAAGTACAAGTAAAGCTATTGATGTTATTACAGCAATGGCAAATACTGGAAACTTTGCCGCAGAAGAAATTGATCTTGTTGCTACTGCTGCTGTGAAAATGCAACGTGAAGCTGGTGTAGCAATTGCAGATACTGTAAAACAGTTTTCAAAACTAAAAGAAAAACCTGTAGACGCAATTATTGAATTAGCTATCGCTAGTGGTAGAATCGCGCCTTCTGTTGTCGATGCTGTTGCAGCATTAGCGGAACAAGGTAAACAAGCTGATGCAGTTGCATTAGCTATGAAAGCTGCTGCTGATGTGCAAGTTCAACAAGCTGAGAGAATTCGTGGTGAATATAGTGCATTAGGTAGTGTAATTGCATGGTTTGGTAAAACATGGACTGACGTTTGGGATGGTATTAAAGGTACTCAATATAAGACACCTATCAAAGACCAACTAACTGACCAACTAAAGAATGCTCAGAATCAACTAGCCAGTATGAGTAAATCATCTATGTTAGGTGTTAAAGACGCTTCCAATGACCCTGCTATTCAAAAGCAGAAAGAACTAATAGCTTCACTCTCTAAGAGATTACTACTATTAGATAAAACTGCTCAAGAGGAAGCTGATCTAACACGATCTAGTTCTGAAGCTGCTCAACAAAAACAAGCTCACTTAAAGTTAGCTAATGAATATAGTGAAAAAGAAAATAAACTATTAGCGGATAAGTTTACTAGACAAGAAGCTATTGCAGACGCTATCCGAAAAGCTAATAAAGAATTAGCTAAATCTGGTGGTTCTTTATCTGAAGAAGAAACACAAAGAATCACAAAGGTAACTGGTCAAGAATTTGATAAGAAGCAATCTAAGAAAACTAAGAAAGAGGATGATAAAAAGCAGAGAGATTTAAATGCTGCTATGGAGCGTTATAACGATATTATGAACGAATCACAAGATTATAGTTCATCTTGGAATAACGATATAGCTGCACTTGATCTACTTCTAAAAGAAGGTAAGAAAACTCAAGAAGAATATAATACTGCTAGGGCTGCTTTATTTGAACAGCAGCCTTATGCTAAGAAGTATTATAAAGAACAAGCTGATGCCCAAAAGGAACTCACCGATAATCAAAAGCTAGTTAATGATTTGATTGGTAAGGGTGATGATCTTGGAAAGCAGTATAACTCCACAATGGCTAAATTAGTAGCGTTGAAGGGTAAGCCGGGAATTAATCCCGAAGACTTAGAAGCTGCAATTAAAGCTCTAGAGAAATCAACTCCTGCTGCTAAAGCATACCAAAAGGTACTTGAAGATTATGCTACCACAATGGATAAGGTTGCCTTATCTCGCAATGAAGTAGCTAATGCATATTCAGGTGACTTTGTTGTTGAAACTCAAAAGGCATCATTAGAATCATATAATAAATATATGAAGTCTTCTTCTGAAGCTGAAATTGAATACAGAAAGAATATTTCTGAAATCAAGGGTGATAAAGAAACCAAAGAATATAAAGATTCCGTAGTCAAATATAAAGAAATGGCTGATGCTAAAAAGCGGTTAGCTCAAGAAATATATGATCGTGAAACTTATCTACAGTCCGATACATACAAGTTATATGCTGCAGGTTTCTCTGCACTACAAACTTTAGCTACCGACATGGGTAAGATGGTAACGGATCAGTTTATAAGCTTTATGGTTGATGGTAAAGAATCATTTGGTGAAGTATCAAAGTCTTTCGGTAGAATGGTTACTTCCATGATTGCTGATTTGATTCGTCTACGTATTCAAAAGCAAGTAACTGGTTTATTTGATCAATTGATTGGTGTAGGTGTTCAGGCAATAACTAAGATGGCTACACCCGCTAATGCTAATACAACCATACCGATGCAAGCTGGAGGTGGATATGCTAACGGTGGAGCATTCGCAAATGGTGTAGAAATGTTTGCCAATGGTGGTGCTTTCACAAACTCCATTGTAGACTCTCCAACGCTGTTTAAATTCGCTAATGGGACAGGTCTAATGGGTGAGGCTGGAGCCGAAGCAATCATGCCTCTAAAGCGCGATTCAAGCGGTTCTCTAGGTGTTGTAGCTCAACTCCAAGGTGCTAACTCTGGTGCTACGTCCATTGTTGTTAATAACTTTGGAAGTGAAAAAGCTACGGCTACTGAATCTGTAGATTCAAGAGGTAATCGCAGAATTGAAGTTACTATTGGTGAAGCAGTTTCTGGTGAAATGGCTAGAAGCGGAAGTTCTATCCAAAGGACAATGACAAGCACATACGGTATGCGTCCTCAATTAATTAGACGTTAAGGAGATAATCATAGCTTACGCATATACATGGTTGGGTACGTTACCTCAAACGCCAAATATTGACTATACAGAAACTGGCGGTGTAAATATTATCCGTACTACGATGGACGCTGGCCCTTCTAAAATGCGGAGAAGAGGTAATAAACCTCAAACCTTGAATATGTCATTTACGATGACACCTTCACAACTTGTTATCTTTGAAGATTTTGTAAAAAATACTTTAAAAGGTACAGCTAGGTTTGGGTTTACACATCCACGTACAGGTTCTGTTATCGAAGCTAGATTAGTACCTCAATCTACTGGTGATCTTTATACGATTAGTTATATTAACCCTATCAGATATAATGTTTCTCTGCAGATGGAGGTACTACCATGAGTCGTTTAACTTCTATGAGTCCAGCAGCATTACGTGCTGTTTTTTCTCCAGAAGCTGATGCAGACTTAATTATGTTACTGACAGTATATGACCCTGCCAATTCTTCTACAGTAGTAGCAAGATTGGCAGATGGTTATACGCAGCGAATTAGTGAAACGGATGATGACGTTGCATATGGTGTTATCAGTCGAACTAATAGTTTTATTTTTCTTCCTATGGAAATTACATTACCAACAGAAGAAGAAGCCCAAGCTCCAAAGTGCAGTTTGGTATTGCATGATGTAACAAGATATATTACACCACTAATTAGAAATCTGAGCGGCCCACCAAGTGTAAAGCTTGAACTAGTATTATCAAGTACACCTGATACTGTAGAGGCTTCTTTTAGTGATTTTTATTTAACAAGTATCACATATAGTGCAGAATCTGTGTCTGCTCAATTAATGATGATTGACTATGAGCGCGAAGGATTTCCAATGCACTCATTTACCCCTGCTTTATTTCCGGGATTATTCTAAATGCAAATTCAACCTACTGATAACAACAAATTACAAAATATAGAAACTGAGAAATACATTGGTATTCCCTACGTTGTTAACGGTAGGGATTTTACTGGTGTTGACTGCTACGGTTTAGTAAGATTAATATATAAAGAAGAATTAGGTATTGATTTACCTAGCTTCGTAGAAGAAGACGTTAATCCTGACCGTACACAGGAATTAATCTCTCAATATAAAGAAGGTTGGGAACAAACTGAGAAGATTTCTGCTGGTGATGTAATTGTCTTCAGAATTAAAGGTATAGAATCTCACATTGCAATTGCAGTTAGCCCTACTCATTTTCTTCATGCTCGTGAAGGTAGTGATTCTGCTATTGAATCTTTTTCTAGTCACAAGTGGAAAACAAGATTAGTAGGAAGTTTTAAATATAGTCCAGCAAAATCAGTTGTATTAAATGGTTTACCACACCCATTAAGAACTGAAAGAATTACCACAGCTATACCTCCGGGTGTAAATGTAATTCAACTTCAAGATTGGATTGTAAAAGAATATAATGTAAGACCTGAACTAAAGCCCTATATCAAAGTTCTTGTAAATGGAGTCCCGATTCCAGATGCAATGAAAGAAAGTACAATCCTACAAGATAATGATTGTGTAGAATATAGAGTATTAGCACGAGGTGATAATCCTTTACGTACATTATTAACTGTTGCTGTTGTCGTTGGTGTTGCAATGGCAACAGGGCCGGGAGGTTTTGCGGCTGGTTGGGGATCATCTGTAGGTTCTGCATTAGGTATTGGTACTAGCGCAGGTACAGCTTTAGTGAGTATTGGACTCACGGCAGTTGGAATGTCACTAGTTAATGCCATTGCACCTGTTAGAATGCCTTCAGAACTTCTTGGTCGTGACCCCGGTTCTGCTGAACGACAATTGATGGTAACTGGTGGTAATAATCAGGTTACTCAATATGGATCGATACCTTTTGTATTAGGTAAAGTAAGATTAACCCCTCCACTTGGAGCAAATAGTTATTCATTATTTAATGCAGATGGTACTGAATCATATTTACGTATGCTATTGGTATGGGGATATGGCCCATTATCTATTGATGAGTCAACTCTTAAAATTGGTGAATTAAATATAAATAAGGTAGGTACATATAATGTAGTTACTAATTTATGCACAGTTGGATGCACATCACACGGTTTATCTGCTGGTACAGAACGACTTATACAATTTACATCTGGAACAGCTACGTCTGGTGTATATAAAATATTATCTACTACGACTGACAGTTTTACATTTAACATAAGTGCAGCTAACACCTCTGGTAATTGTCTTGTATATCATACATATGAAGGTATTAATCAAAAAACACTAAGTAGAATTGTAGAACCAACCCCAACAGAACTATCAACATTTAATGGCTTATATGGTAAGGATGTTACACAGGTTATATCTAATATTGAATTATCAGCAGACGGAGTAGCTGGATCAGCAATTACAGGGCCGTGGATAAATGCTGTGTCAACGGATGGTTCTGCTAGTGATTTCACAGTAGCTATTCATTTCCCACAAGGTTGTCGTAAAATTATATCAAAAGGTGCAGAAGCGGGTGCTAGTGCTGCTGCACCTGTTTCAATAGAACTTGAATATAAAACCTTAAGTGCCGTTACTTGGATTTCTGCCGGTACTACTATAATTGGTAGCACACCAGCAAAAGATGCTTTCACAAAAATTATTAAAATAACATACCAAGCATCTGAAAATGTACAAGTAAGAGTGCGGAGATTAACCGGAACAGGTAATACAGCCCCTGCCGATGTTGATTTCCAATGGTTATTTAATAGTGTTTTATTAAATACAACTTTCTCTAGAAATGCATCACCTGCTATAGACCCTGTTAATTGTAAGATTGCTAAAACAGCTTTTGAAATAAAAGCCTCAGATCAACTTAACAGTCAAATCGAAGGTATTAATGCTATTGTAACTAGTTATGGTAAAATTTGGAATGGTACGACTTGGGTAGATGGTGCAACTAATAATCCAGCATCTTTGTTTAGGCTGGTATTAGAGCACCCCGCAAACCCAAGAAGAATTACAGATGCTGCATCTAAAATTGATCTTATTCAATTACAGTATTGGTATGATTATTGCGTATCTAAGGGCTTTACCTACAATTCTATTGTAGGTGCTACAAGGTCTGTATTAGAAGTTTTAAGAGATATTTGTGCAGCAGGTAGAGCTAGTCCAGCCATGATTGACGGCAAATGGACAGTTGTTATTGATGAGCCAAAACTAAATGTAGTACAACATTTTACTCCACACAATTCGTGGGGATTTGAAGGTACTAAGTCACTACCTAAGATACCAGATGGTTTACGAGTAAATTTCATCAATGAAGATAAATCATATCAACAAGATGAAACAATTGTATACGCTACTGCTAGTTCTCAGAGTAGTGCTGCTCTATTAGAAAATATATCTGTTCCCGGTGTTACTAAACTAGCTCAAGCTCAAGATCACGCCCGTTGGCATATGGCTCAAGCTAAACTTCGCCCTGAAAAATATACATTAAATACTGATATTGAATACTTGGTGTGTAACCGTGGTGATAGAGTCAAAGTACTACACGATGTACCAATGTGGGGATTAGGTTCTGGTAGAATTAAAAACATAGTTGGTTCCATATATTATTTGGATGAATCTATACCAATGGTTGCTAATACTTCATATACAATGCGAGTAAGAAGTAAAACCGGATCATCTATAGTAAGAACTACAGTTGCAAAATCATCAGATGGTTACTATGATAATGTAGAATTTACTGTTCCAGCCTCTACATTAGAAGTAGATAGTGGTGATTTATTCTTATTTGGATCATTAAATTCAGAATCACAAGATTGTCTTGTATTGAATATAGAACCAATGGGTAATAAAACAGCTAGGCTTACGCTAGTAGACTATGGTGTGACAAATATTGAGAATATATTTACAGACTACTTAAATTATACAAATACACTAGCGTATTCTTCAAATATTACGAAACCGCCAGAGTTACTAATTCAAAGTTTTGGAACGAAAGTACCAACTATCCGAACAATCATTAGTGATGAAAGGATGATGGAACGAATTGCGGCTGGTGTTTTTGCTTATAAGATGCATATCTCTTACACAAATGATATAGATTTACCGGCTAAAGTAAATTCTGTAGAATTTCAATGGGATTATTCAACAGCTTCAGATTATTCTGGGACTCGTAGTAAACAAGTACCTTATAATTCAGGGGCATGTTTGATTACTGGCGTTGAAGAAGGTGAAGTATTAAAAGTAAGAGCTAGATATGTTGGAAATGATGGCAGAACAGGTTTATGGACAACATGGGTAACCCATACTATTATTGGTAAAACAAATCCACCAGCATCTGTTACAGGATTTAGTATAACTCCTGATTCAGTAACTGGTAAACTTAAGTTAAATTGGGCAAGTAATACAGAACCTGATATACGTGCATATGAAGTTCGCACTGATACTATTTGGGGAAACTCTACGAATTTAGTGTTCAGTGGTGATTCCACAACAATTAGTGTAAACCCACCAAGCTCTGGAAGCTCCATAACATATTATATAAAAGCTATTGACTATAGTAATAATTATAGCCTTACTGCAACATCTAGTTTATATACTAGTGCAGCATTATCAGATATTACAGGAATTACGCATAACTTTTATGATACAAGCACAAGTAGTGCTACTATTACATTGAGTTGGACACCTGTCACACAAGTATTTGGTTTAGCAGGTTATGAAGTATCATATGGAGTAGAAACTAGATTTCTAGATTCAAATAGTATTTTATTTAATGCTGATTGGATTGGTGACAGGATATTTACAGTTAAAACTGTAGATAAAAATGGTAATAAGTCATCTGGGTTTAGCAAAACCATTACTAAATTACTACCAAATAGCCCAACTGTAGGTAATTTTCTAATCAATCAAGGTACATTAGTTTTTGATTGGGATGTTGCTGCAAAAACTACATTACCAATATGGGGGTATGAGGTTAGAGCTACAAACACATTTAATAATGATAGTAATTATATTTTCAAAGGTTCTGCTACTGTATGTACTATTCCTAGATCAAATATAATTTCAGGGTCTAATACATATTATATAAAAACTATTGATACGGATAATAATTATTCTAGTACAGCCGCAAGTTTCACAACAATAATAGCTGTTCCAGATAATGTTACTTCTGTAGACAGTACATTTAATACGTCACTAACTTCCGCAGATATTACTTTAACATGGGTAGATGTAATACCTCCTTTTGGATTAGATTATTATGAAATAACATACGATAGTGTTATCAAAACAACTAGAGCAAATACTGTTACATTTCCAGCAGACTGGTTAGGTGATAGAACATTTACTGTAAAAGTTGTTGATACACTAGGTTATAAGAGCACAGGTCTTCAAAAAGTGATTACGAAATCACCACCAAATCCTTGCTTAAATTTTAGATCACAGGTTATCGACAATACTGTTATGTTTTATTGGGACTTGCCTACTAAAACATCGTTACCTGTTGATCATATTATTCTTAAGAAAAGTGTTGCTGGTGATGGTTCAACTTGGGCAACTGCCATAACATTAGGTGAAAAGAAAGGTGCTTTCACAACTCAAAATGAAACACGAGCTAATACATATACATACTGGATAGCTGCAGTTGATACGGATAATAGGGAATCCATCCCAATTACAATAACATCTACTGTAGCACAACCTCCTGATTTCGTTTTTAATGCAAGTTATGATAGTGTATTCAATGCCACAGCATCTTCTGCTATTGTGGAACAAGGTTCACTGATACTACCTGTAAATACTACTGAAACTTGGGCTAGTCACTTCACAAGTAGAGGTTGGGTAGGCCCAGAAGACCCTGTTGGTACGGCTGGTCAAATAGATGCTGGTTACCCAATATTTATACAACCAACTAATGGAACTGGATACTATGAAGAAGTATTTGATTATGGTTCTATTCTAGCTAGTACAAAGGTTTCGCTAACTTACAATGGTTCAGTAATATCAGGTTCTCCTGTTATATCAACAAACATTAGTCTTAGTTTGGATAATATTACATATACCGATTACATTGGGGTGAGTGAAGTATTCTCTTTATCATTTAGATATGTTAAAGTGAGATTTATAGTAACCGAATCAACGGGTACAGGCTTATATTCTCTTAGGACGTTAAATGTAACTTTAGATTCAAAGTTAATAAATGATGCTGGTTCAGTATTAGCTTTGGCATCTGATACATTAGGTACTATTATTAATTTTAATAAAGAATTTGTGGATGTTAGCAGTGTAACATTAACTCCTGCCGGTGTTACTCCGATAATTCCGGTGTATGATATACGTGGTGACAATGCTAGTGCTACATATTCAGTAACAACAAACATATGTACAGTTACGTTAACATCACATGGTTATATAGCTGGTCAAGATGTTAGACTCCAATTCTCAACAGGTGCTGGTAAAAGAGGTGTATATAGAATATTAACTTCTCCTACAGCAGATACATTTACAGTTTCAATGATAACAGCAAATACAAGTGGCAACTGCCTAGTATCTGCAAATTCATTTAGAGCTTATTTGTTTAATACATCAGGTGCTCGGGTAAGTGCAACAGCATCATGGCAAGTAAAAGGTTATTAATGTATGATAGTATATAATTTATTTAATAAAGAAAGGGTGGATTATGGCAGATCATAATAAACCAGTAACAACAAGTACATACACTAATTTTGTTAGTGAACTCAATGTAAGATTTAATGATCTTGCATTGGGGTTGGCTTCTGATACAACTACTCCAACAAATATCCCAACTAATTCTATTAGATGGAATGCTACTGGTAGAAATTGGGATCGATGGAGTGGTACAGCTTGGAATGCTTTAGATGGTAGTCTTGGTTATGGTATTAACATCACAGGTTCTGCAGCTAAGTGGACAACTGCTAGAACTATCAGTTTAACAGGTGCTGTTACAGCATCTGCTACTTCAATTGATGGTTCAGCTAATGTTTCAATTGCTACTAGTTTTTCAACTGTACCTGCTACGTCTGGTGGTACAGGGCAAACTACCTATGCTGTTGGTGACTTATTGATTGGTGGTGCTACTAATACTCTGACTAAATTAGCTGATGTTGCCACAGGTAATGCTCTAATTTCAGGTGGAGTTGGTGTAGCACCATCATGGGGTAAAATTGGGTTAACAACTCATGTAAGTGGTACACTTGCAGCAGGTAATGGTGGTACTGGTGTAGCGACATTAACTGGAGTAGTATATGGTAATGGTACTGGTGCATTTTCAGCAGCTACTCCTGCTCAAATTACAGGTGCAATTGGTACAACCGCTGTTACTAATGCAACCAATGCAACCAATGCAACCAATGCTGTTAATTTATCCACAACAAGAGCTAACTGGTCAACAAACGGAACCGTCACTGCTGTTGTAGGTCAATTAGCTTGGAAAAATTACGGTAATAGCCACACTATTTTTGACGCAAGTGCCGGTACATCGCCAGATGGAACTGCTGTAAATAATACAAATTCTACAGCAGCGTGGTCTGCAACATACCCCACATTGATGGGTTGGAATGGGGGAACCACTTATGGTGTTAGGGTTGATTCTGCTCGGATTTCTGATTCTTGTTCTGGTAATGCAGCAACAGCTACAAGTGCAACCTCGGCAACCTCGGCAACCAGTGCAACTAATGCAACTAATGCAACATATTTACAATCAACCTCACATTCAGGAACCTACTGGATTAGTAATGCGTGGGATGGAACATATTGGTATGTCACATCTAACCACGGATCACCGGTTCGTGTTGGTCGTGCAGATAGTGCTGCACTATGTACTGGAAATGCAGCATCAGCTTCAACAGCGGCGGCTTGTACTGGAAATGCAGCGTCAGCTTCAACCGACTCACAACACTTTGGATTTAGTCAAAGTTGGCAGAATGTTACAGCTAGTCGTGCTGCCAACACCATATATACAAACTCCACTGGAAAACCAATTGTTGTGAAAGTCACTTGGGGTGGAACGGGTGGAGTTGGCTCTGGGGCGTATATCGTTTGGAGCGTTGGTGCAGCGACTTTCACAGGGTCTTCCGCAACCACTGGTTACTCATCTGGTGGTGACCAAGTTATTGTGCCAAACGGTGCGACATACAGCATTGGTTGGTCAGGTGTCGGCGGGTCAATTCAAACTTGGGCTGAGTTTAGATAAGGATTAAATATGCCACATTTCAAGAATTCACAAAATAAACTATACTGGCTTGATCCAACAGATGATCCCGCACAATGGTTATCTCAAGATTGTGTACCAATTTCAGATGAAGAAGCTGAAACTATTCGGGTTAGTCAGCTTCCACCTCCACCTTCACAACAGGATATTATCAAAGGTCAAATTGATAATTTAGAGCGTCAGCAGTTACTACCTAGAGCTACAAGAGACTTCATGTTACTATACATGGAGAATGCTTTTACTCCAGAGCAGTTAGCTGGTAATCCGGGTTATCAAGCTGTAAAAGCTTTTGATAACGAAATAGTAGCATTACGTAGCCAGTTATAAAATAATTATGATTACTCTTATTTTAATTCTAGCATATCTAATTGTGTTCTTTTATTTATACATTCTAGTAATGGGAATATATAGAGCACACTTGGACAATCGCTTGTCAAATTTTCTATTAGTAATCTGTGCTCCTGCGGTTATCTTAGGAGTTATCTTTGACGTAGTAGCTAACCTAACCATTGCTTCTGTAGTATTCAGAAAGCTACCTAGAGAATGGTTAGTAACTACTCGTTTGAAGAAGATTCAAGATAACCCATTGGAGCATGTTCACAATAAAGCATTAGCTAAATATATTTGTGAAAATATGCTAGATATTTTTGACCCTACTGGTAATCATTGTTAATTAAGCCTTAATATCTTCCCTTTACTTCACCAAAAGTTCATGATATAATAGAACCTAGGTTATATAAAAGGAAGATATTACTTCTTTTATCAAATCTATTAATTTATCAACTTAATTAAAGGAGCACTTATGGATTCTACAAAAGACATTCAGCAACCACAAAGTATTACATTAGACTTACAACTTGATGAAGTTAGCGGTCTACTAGACATTCTAGGTTCACTACCAACTAAATCAGGTGTATATCCTATTGCTCTTAAAATTAAGAACCAAGCAGAAGCTCAACTTTCAAATAAAGAAAATGATTGACTTAATTAAACAACGGCTGAAAAGTAAAACATACTTGACAGCTATTACTTTGGCTTTAATCTCAGGTCTTGAAATGAACTACCAGTTTGTTTCAATGTATCTTCCAGCAGAATATAGACAGCTATTACTATTCGTTTGGCCCTTGTCTATGCTTCTATTACGCGAAGTTACAACTAAAGCTTTAGCCGAAAAATAAAACCTATTAACAAATAGTTATACCAGCCCCTACCAAGGGGCTTTATTTTTGCTTAAACTTTCCCTTTACCGGATGTGTATTATGGATTTCTCTATTCTTCAATTTTCGTTTATCTTAGATACTATTCCTGTATTCTTAGCTTTAGTAGCTCTAAAGGGTTTGTATGGTGTTAACCAACAGCATAAGATTTTATATCTAGCTAGAACAGCATGTGTCCTTTTGATCATTTGTCAGATCACATGGATTCATTCATATCTAAATAATTTTGCAATGATTAACTCCTTAGTGGATAATCTTTGGACGGTATTTAATTCAATCGTTATGGTAATGATTGTATTCCTATCTGATTATTTAAAAGTTTCTCGTGGACGTAGATCGACCGACCGCACTTCAATAGATAGAGGCGCATAATGACAGAAGCAACAAGTTTTAAATTAGCGTACCTACTTGCGCTAACTAAAGTTGAGACAACAGTAATGCTTTGTATTACAGCTTGCTTATTGTCTATCGGCTTTATGTTTGGGGTTCATGATATTTCTGCTGACTATAAACTAATATGGGATTTTGGAAGTAAGTACTTCTGGTGTTACACTTTTGGTGCATACTCCATGATTAAAGCTATTAGTTTATATGGAAATATTGATTATAGAATTAATCTGGCTAACTCCGTTCTTGGGTTGTGGAGTTGGCTTTATTTATGCTTAAGCTTTACAGTGTTTGATACTACACCAGTATCACCACATGAGCTTGTATTTTTAGTACCAGTTATAGCCGAGTCATGGTTGTTATTGTCGTATCAGCATAAAATCAGTTCCCAAGATGATAAGGAGAACAGATGATGCTGCAACAACTATTAGGCGTATCTGCAGGTGATATAGCACAAGCTACTACATTAATAGCTGCGGCGATTGTAGCTGCTGTATTAATGCTGCAGAAAGTACTGAAAGGTTTTAAAGATACAGCTACTGAAAGTAATATCATTACCCTGATGCACTCCGAGTTACAAAGAATGTCAACTCAGAATACACTTCTAGCTACTGAATTAAATAAATTACAGATTGAAATAATTAACCTAAATAAAGAATTAGGTAATCTTTCAACAGAAAACCAAAAGTTACATAAAGAAGTATCTTCACTGACTGCCGAAGTAGGTAGGCTACAGCGAGTACTTACTCAGAATAATATACAAATTGATGAAGGTGTATAAAATACACTTTAATAGGAGAATAAAATGCTACCGTTAATTGGCTCTATCGTGTCAGGTCTAATCAGTGCAAATATGGGTAAGGTTGCCCAAGCTGTTATCGACAAAGGTTTGGATGCCGTAGAAGAGAAACTAGGTGTAAAGCTAGAACCAAATATGACTCCCGACCAGATTCAAGCTGTGCGTGATGCAGCTATGAAGCATGAAGAGTTTTCAATCGAACAGGATAATAAAAATACTGATAGTGCCAGAGTAATGAATACTGGCATCCAAACCTCTGAACATGCTAGTACCCTAGCCAAGAATGCTGCTTACTTTATTGATTTTGCAGTAGTAGCTGCTGCTGTTATCATTTCTTGGTTAGCATTCTTTAAAGGTGTTCCACCTGAGAATAAAGAACTAGTCTATATGGCACTAGGTTCACTCTGGACACTGGTAGGTACGATTGTAAACTTTCATAGAGGTTCTAGTCGTGCAAGTCAGAGTAAAGATGAGTTGATTAAAAAGCTGAGTCAGTAAATGCAGCTATCTTCTAATTTCAATTTAAACGAGTTTACAGCCTCCGCAAAAGCTTCAAGCAAGGGTATATCAAACCAACCCTCAAAAGATGCTCTAACAAGCATTAAAGAGCTTGTAGAGGCATTACTACAACCGCTAAGAAACCTTATCGCTAAACCTTTCAAGATTACAAGTGGATACCGTTCTCCTGAGCTTAACACAGTAATTGGAGGTGCTAAATCCTCACAGCATAGCTCAGGTCAAGCTGTTGACTTTGTTGTTCAAGGTTTAACACCTTTTGAGGTATGTCAGATTGTAGTTAGTTCTGGTTTAGATTTTGATCAGTTAATCCACGAAGGAACATGGGTACATTTATCCTATGCTAAAGGTAAGAACAGAAAACAAGTACTAACTGCTGTATTTAAAGAAGGTAAACCGACAACTTATATTCAAGGTTTACATAAGTAATATAACTACAAATAAATAAACCCCCGTAAGGTAGCCAATCAAGGTTACTCTACGGGGGTTTTCTTTTGCTTATTATTCGATAAACTTCAATTATTCAATGAACTGCAAATATGAATCTTTATCTGTATATCCTACGTGCCTACGAATTTCATGTCCGTTATCCATCAGGATACTTGTAGGTACTGACCTTACGTTATAAGAGATAAACCATTCACGATCACAAGAGCTATCTACTGTAGTAACTTGATCTACATTTAGAATTGTTTCTTTCATCATTGCAGTTAGTGCTTTACAAGGAGCACAGGTTTGAGATTTAAAAATCATTAATTGTTTCATACTAATCCTTATTAAAATACAACTTCACATGCACCACCTTGACAACCTGCTGCCGCTAACGTATCAACTTCCGTATACGTCTGCTTCTGTAACTCTTTAGAGAAATCAATATCTACAAAGTTATTCTTAATACTTTCCCATTTGTGCAGATTAAATACATCCTTCAAACAAGATTGCATTTTATTTAGATCACCTTCAAAGAAGTTCTTACTAAACTTTTCTGCTCTACGAATCCAATCACGTTTTAATAGATCATCAGAATCGCTAGTTAACGTCTGACCATGACCTTGTAGTGTTTCACATGCTGCCCATAGGTTTCTATTGAAAGCACGTAGACCTTCTACAACTAGACCGGAAGCAAGCATTGCACCAGAACCATATTTAGTTACGATCTGTTCTGCTGTAAATACTTCAGTAAACGGAGCCTGAGCATAAGCCTTATCACCAGACATAGGTAGTAGTGAAATACCAGCAAACCATTCACGGTTATCAAATATGTATTGCTCAACTTCATCCCAATTATCTACAGTAATGGTATTACTTACATTGTGACGTACTTCAGGAATACGGCAACGATAATAATTAGTACCATGCTCAATCCAATTCTGTTGTGCATTCTTTACGAACTCCAACTGCTTTACACCTAGCAGATCATCCTTGTAAATAGAATCAGCATTACTTACAATAGGAAAGCTAATCACATTATCCGTACCATTGGTAGACCATACTGATTTTTCAACCATCTTTGGGTTTAGTCTTTGGATAACATGACCAACTTCATCTTGTTCATTTACTTGAACATTACGGAAATACATGGGTGCATGTTCACCATGAATACCAGAAGCCGTACCAAGTAAAACAGAAGCATTACCAGAAGGTTTAACTACCGTACAACGTGCTGCATTATTAATACCAAGTAGTTCAGCTACTTGTGCATTCACAATCTTTACAACTTCAGCACCTGTCTGTTGTACTTCAGGATCAAATAACCAAGGATTATTCATCCAACCAGTAATACCTACACCAATCAAGGCTTCTTCTTCTGTAATTTTTTGTGAAGCTTCTGACAAGTACTTAAACTTACTATAACCAGCTTGTAGAGTACCTAGAATAGCACCAGCGCGACAAGCTTTTCTAAATAGGTCAATATCATTAATCTTACCACCATTCAATTCGGTTAGGTTGCACATCTGCCAACCAGTTTCACCGTCAAATGTCTGTGGATACATCCCTACTTCTACACAAGGGTTATAAGTAATATCTAGATTATCTGTAAAGATAAATCCGGGTTCACCAAACTCTTTAACCGACTGCATAATGTCAGCCCATTCTTCACGAGTTAATTCATCCCGTTTAATCATTGCTGAATTATTACTACGACCACGTTGTGGATTATCAATAAACCAGTTACCAGTTTTAGCCTTTAGCATTTCCTGATCATCTTTGCTGAATAGGCAAATAGTAGCACTGCGGCGAACACCACCGGACAATACTGCATCTGACATATGCATAACTAGATCATACGCTACAATAGGTTTAATCTTTAATTGTTCACCATTTGCGAATTGAGAATCCAGCAAAGTTTCACATTTAATTAAAGATGTGCGTAGACCATCAGGGCCGGGAGCTTTAAATCCTCCACTGATCTTAGCACCTTTAGGACGGATCAAACTAAAGTCAAAGTGAACTTGACAACCTTTATATTCTGGAAATACAGCACCATCTACAAAGTAGGAACTTAGTAGTACAGCATATGCATCTGCCCAACCTTCGATACTATCTTGAACTTGATATACCTTAACTTTCTTTTTACTACGAGTTTTAATCTCGGGTAATTTAGAGATATGCTGTGTCTGTACGGAAAAGCCTACACCTACACCACATAACATAAGGTACATTGCTTCATTAAAGAACGCAGGACGGTCAGCATAAGTGCTGCTGCAGTTATACCACCGAGCCTGATGCTTTAGAACCTGCTCACCACCAAATTGCAAACCACGTTGAGCACCAAGTACTAGCTTGTCTTTATAAGCCTGTTCAGCTTCGTCAATTAATGCAGAAAGCGTAGGAGTCATCTTATCTGCATAATATTGACGGTGTACATTAATTACTCGTTCAACAGCTTCGTCCCATGATTCAAAACCTTGCTTGGCATCATCCCAACGGGAATATCCCATGTAGAATTTAGCTTCTGACATTAGCTCTTTTGCTGCTTCAAAGTTTGTGTTTTTATGTTCCATATAATCCTTGTTTATTCCCATACCGTTTCATCAACTACAGCATACTTATCTCGACTTTCTAGATATTCCTGAGTATCAACTGTAGCACTTCTTTCTCTATATAAATCTTCTAGGATTTTACTTCCGCTATACTTATCTTTTGCTTCTTTGCTGGCATAACCAGAAGTAATCCATGCTTCATCCTGTCGTTCTTCACCAACCCATCTACTACAAAACGATACTTCATTTAATCGATTTCGATGTTTGATACCATCTTGTCTTTCAATTCGTTTACTAGTATCAATACCAAGCTGCCATAAAATATTTAGAAATTCTTTTGGATTGTCTGTTTCAAGTGAAGCTGAATAGTCTGGTAAAACTTTAATTAATTCAGATTCTGATATGATTACGTTAGCGACAATCATTGAATTTTGTTTAACTTTATGTGACTGAAATCTTGTTAATGTTAATCTTTCACTAACATCATTTTTAGGTTGTGTAATATTTTGCATAAGCTCCTTTACTTTCCAATTAATTATTAACGACAGAGAGAGTTGATATTATATCAGAGGAAAGTCGTATTGTAAAGGTAATAGACTTTCCAAGTATTTATCAAGAATCTACTTTTGCTTTGAAACTTCGACAATATTAATATCATCATCAGAAGATAAAACTTCTGGTTTATTCTGTCGAGTTACGTATGCATTATATATTTTACCATAAGTGTGCATAATCAAAGCATAAAATACTACTAATAGTAGTAGTTCAGCTAGAATAATATATTCATTCATGTATCCATCCTATCAAAAATTGTTTTCATAATAATTTTCCCCTCTCTAATTAAAGATTCCCTAAAAGCAAGTGCTGCTTCTAAAGACTTTTCTACCGACGATAAATTAAATCTTTCAGAGAGGGTAATACCTTCTTCTTCAATCCATCTAACATAGTAGACACCCCTCTTTTTGTCAAAATTTATATGCTTATACCCGCTAAGACTATCTGGACTAGTTGGCTTATTTTTTAAATTTTCAGAGCGAGTACATACTCTTAAATTATCACTTACATTGTTAGACTTATTTAAATCCAAATGATCAATTTCAAGATCATCACTAAATTCTGAATTTGTCAAGAATGATACGATTCTGTGACAAAGATATTTACTTCCATTTAACCCAACATACCAATAACCTCTTTTACCTAAAGAGCCAGCAATAGTTCCTTCTTTAGCACGTACCGCATATGTAGTCTTCCAAATTAAACCAGACGGACTTGTTGAGGAATACTCTAAGTTCTTTTCTATAAAATATCTAGGTAATGGTTTTGGCATTTTTTAGTTCCAGTTCTAAAATAAACATCAGACTAGCAATAGCAGCGGCAAGGTGATTACGCCCATTTTCACTATCATTCTTCTCCCCTCTTTGCCAAGCCCACATATGTCGATTAGCAGCACTAAAAAATCGATCATTTGGATTCTCAAGTCTCATCCAATTATAGTCTTCGTACTTTTGGCTACCGTAAGTAAGAACCTCTACAACCTCTTCTAAAGCATATGGAGGTAAGAGTGAATATCGAGGCTTACCCGAATCGTATTTACGTCCTACAGGCGTTTCTACAGAGTTTTCCTCTGGTGTAGCTACTTCGTCAGCGTATTGCCATATTGCGCTGTAATCCCTATTACAAACATAATCCGAATCATCATCTTCTTTAGGACACTCTACAAGGTCTTCATTTTGGTCATTAAATGCACAGTATTGACATTGCTGATACCTAGCTGCACCCGCATGTTTCATATAAATTACTTTTCGACCATTTATATGGTAATCATTTGGTTTTGTATTTTCCATCTTTATTCCTCTTCAATTTCTAGATTAGTTGGTACAAAAGAACTTACGTCATTACTTACAAAGTTACTAGGTTTGCGAACTTTATTATTCATATCCTTGAATACGATTAAGTTATGTTGTGGACTACGTTCATAAATAATCGGTACTTTCTTTTCTTGGTATAGTGAAAGTGTGTCGATTAGCACTTCTGTTTCTCGCTCTGGTACAAATTTGGTAAGATTATTAGCTGCTGTAGCTTGCATAGCACCTACTGTATTCATTTTGAGAGCGTCAAGCATTTGACCCAATCCTGCAGCGGTAACCATAACGTCAACATAACCATCAAGTAGACCTGTATAATTATTTGATAGTAGATCATGCCGAGTTTCATTTAACTCTTCTTGAATTAGTTCGATCTGCTCTAGTAGAGTCTTTTTGGTTGGAACACCATCTTTACCTGCAATAATATTGAAAAGTTTGCAGTCGCTAATAAAATCATTTGTTGTGTATGTCATAATTTCCTTTCAATTACCTAGTTATTCAAAATCACCATTACCACCTGTTTTTCTAACAAAATAGTATTCATTAATCGCATTGAGTTCACAGAATCGGTTACACGCAGCAGCTTCAAGATCAGCATCTTCTTTAGAGAAGTGAAAAGATATAGCATGGCACCATGATTCAGAATAATCATAAGTTTCTCTAAATAAAGTCCACATTGATAACCTCCTAAAGTAAAAAGAACCCTAAGCCGAAGCCTAGGGTATTGTTTCAATTTCTAGTTGATATTATACATCAGATTTTAGCTGCAGACAGAAGACTTGCACGTTTTTCTTTTGTATTGATTGTCTGACGTTTGCGATGTACGCTTCCACAAGAATTGCAGCGAACTTCTTGAAACTTACTTACATCAGTATACACTGCTCTACCAGTTAGTTCAACGTCTGTACTTGCACATACAGGACAACGTGTTTCAGCATCATTATAATAATTTGCAGCATTAAAATTACTTGCTGTACCAAATGAACGTAGTGCCATATACACATGCTCTAGTAGGTCTGTATCTTGCTTACAATATTCCAGCATATTATCTAGTGCTTCTTCATCACCTTGAAGCGTATCAATCCATAGCTTAATACCACCTGTTTGCTTCTTACGTCCAATCCCCAATAGATCAGCAATTGAATCTAGTCGGTTACTAGGTAGACGGAAATGTTTCTTAGCCATTTGAAGAGTATCTAGCACCTTTACACTAGGTAGTGGAGGAATACCATTTACAAGGCAACGGGCTTGAAGTACTTTATGGTCAAACTGAATTGCATTATGTGCCACAACAGCATCGGCTTGATGATATAGCTCCCATAGTGCAGCAGTAACATTTGTATCAACTCCCTCATTGATATCATCCTGAGAATACAAGATATGAGTTTCATCTTCACCTAGCCATTTATAACTAGCACAGATAATCCATCCACCTTCAGTATAAATATTATCTTGACCAATATTCTGCTTCCATCGACCAAATGAATATGCCAGCGCAGGGGCAGTCTCACAGTCCCAAATTAAGATACGTGGGCCTTGATCTGTCAAATCCGTAGATTCTACTTCATCTTTATACTGGTTGATTACATTATTTACTGCAGATTTACTACAGTTCAATGCTCGGGCAATTGCTCTAGATTTCATACCTGTTTCAGCATATAATAAAATTAGATTTTTAAAGTCTTGTGAAAATTTCATTAGGTATCCTTTATTGAGTTAATTGTAGTCGAGATTATAACATAACTTAGACTTCTGTCAAGTGTCAAAGCTTTGAATAATTTTAAGCGTTCAGCAGAATTAGAACCAGTTTTACTACCTAATGCACTAAGTACTTTAGATTGTTGCGCTGCAGTAAGTTTCTTATAATCGATAGTTACTCGTTTTAACCAAGCTGGATGATATGGATTTTTACTATAATCTTGTTCTAAGTATAAAGCAAGATTGCGTAATATAGTTGGTAATGGAATATCTGTAAGCCATTGTAAACATCGTTTATGAGCATTGGTAACTAGACCTTCAAATGCGTTTGTATTCCTATTTAAAGCGGCTCTACAGTGTTGTGTGGTATGGTCATGATCAAGTACAACTGCTTCACAGAATGGTTCATTTAAAATTGGATCAATTCCATTTTGTTTATTTACAAAAGAATCTCTAACTTCTTTGATTTCGGTTACACTGTATAAACTTTTAGGTTTCATTTCCAATCATCTACATTTCGTTGATTTACAAAAGCTTGGTATCGATATTGCTCAATCATACCTTCAAGATGTGTGATTGTCCTGTTAGCAAGTTCAAGCTCTAGTCTGTACTCAGCAATATCTTCTTCCTGTTTACGAATCTGTCTTTTATAAGATTCTATTTCAGCTTCAATGTCTCCGGTTGGTTCTTTCATGTAATCTCCTTAAATTGACTTCCTGAGAAGTTATCAACAGTACTTTCTAACTCCCAAATTCTATGTTGAAGTGAATGATTGAGTTTCCAAATCTTCTCAATTTCATCAGCGGCTTCTTCTAGTAGATCGGAAAGTCTATCTGGTTTACCTTCTTGAACTGATTTACGACTATGGATATTCCTACGAATCTCTGCACGTTTACGTAGTCTTACTACGATGTAATCATTCCAACTATTCATAATTCAACTCCATATGTACGGCAGAATTCGGCTGCATTTAAATCATCAGTTTCATGCTGCATCATTCTTGCGCATTTAAAATATAGCTGAAACATATCTTTGTAATCTGCTCTGCTCTTCTTACCTGTCCAATCGACGTAATCAAAAGGTTTAGGATACCATTCTTTGTATTGGTTAACTACCTTTGTTAAAGCTTCATACTCAGTCTTGCAATCCTTCAGTAGTTTATACGCTGATTTCTCTCTGTACTTCTTACCAGCAATCTCTGATGGTTTCCAATGGTCAGCAATATCCCCATTGACCATCTGGAACATCAACCAAATAAACCCCCTGCCTGTAATCTTCTTACCTGTATCCCATAATAAACCAAAATCGGGCACTAGTTCTAGTATAGGATCATCAGCAGTAAAATCATACAGATTTAAACCGCTTGCTGAATAAGCATCTTTATCTTGACTGACAAGAATAGGTATATAACCCTTGTTTAGATATTCATAACCTTTAATAATTAGATCATCATCTGCTTCTCTGTTATCAGCAAGTAATGAAGGATGATTACGCCATAGGAATGTCTTAGCTGCTTTAAGATGCACAGGACGCATCAAACCTTCACGATTTGATTTATACTTTGATGGTAATGGTAATGTATCTCTAAAGTTATTCTTTCCACTTAAGCAGATTAAATAATCATCAGCAAATACTGCCGAGTTAATACTATTGATCTGATTCTTCAGTATTTTATAGACATTAATCAAAGGTTCAGGATTTTGCTGGTCATCAATTTTGTAATCATCTGGATTAAATACCATATCTTTGGACTTAAGTAAATCCTTAAATTCTGTACGGTTCTCAAATTCCTTAGTTCTACCTGAAGGTAAATGCTGGACTAATACAGAGCGATTATCAACAACGGCACTAGCGCGAAATGCTAAAGCATCACCGTCATAAATAGCTATAATTTTACTCATCCTCTACATCCAATCTATAAACAAACACTTGCAAACCTTTTTTAGTAGCCTGCTGAATCATATTAGCTGTACCTTTACTCTTACCATCCCATACTGCAATTAAAGCTTCAGCGTAGTCAGCCATTTCAGCATTACGTATAGGGCCAGCACGATTACCGTATTTATTCCAATTAGCAGGGAATACTTTAATAGGTAAGTAATTATTTTTAGCTACTTCCTCTCCTAGTTTATCAACTCCTCTTGCACCACCAGAAACAATTTCTGTTACTCTAAATGGTGCTTTAGCGTATGCATCTAGCACAATATGATAGGCAGTAATATCTCTACTACCTGCTATGATTGTTTTCATATCAACCCTTAAAAGAAAACCTCCGGTTGTTACACCAGAGGTTATTACATTATTTCTTTACTTGACCACCTCGGAAGAATAAACCAAGTACAATTACTGCTAACCATTGCCAGAATCCGTACGGGATAGCTGCTACTGGTACTAGCGTATTAATAGCCCAAATTACACAGATAGGTAGGAAGATAATAATTGCGATAATTAAAGCAACTAGTGCTGTAATACCTAAAGTTGTACTAATTGTTTTCATTGTGGTTTCCTTCATATGTTTTACCTAATAGGTGTTACTTGAAATTCATGACTATCGATAAAATAGTAAGTTTTATCATATCGTCCATATTCTACTTTAAGTTCACCTAAATATAGTTCTCCATTTACGATAAACTTTTGTTCGTATAAAGGTAAACCACAATTATAACTACCTTCACAATCATTAGATGATTCAGCATATAGTTTACCTTCAATTGTTTCACATGCTACTTTAAAATCATCAAACTGGTTATTTTCAGGTTGATTATCAAAAGTACGTAGCGAAGCATGTGCAGCAGCTAGACGTTTTGTTAAATCATCTACATGATCTAAAAGAATCTGCCGCCGCTGTAGCTTATCTAATTGCATATTAATTAAGCTTTTACGAAATCAAAACCAGACTTTGGTACAGCTTTAGCGAAATACCATTTGTCAAAATTGCTACCATCATAAGATGCATACCAACCTTCAAACTTTACATAAACCATTTCACTTTCCTTTTTAAAGGAATATACTGACCAGTATTCACTTCCACAATCTTCACCACCATAATTATCTTCATGGTTAAATGAAATACCGGCATTAGTAAGAGTTAGTTTAAACTCTGTTGCTTCATCAGAATCCCAACGTTCATTTTCGTTAATTTCAGACCGAAAAAATTCATTGATAATATTAGTATCGGCTTCTTTTAGAATACCTTTGACTTCATCTTTTAATGTTGACATATATAAACTCCTTTACTGTTTAATAAGAACTTGTTTAACTTTCTCTACTTTACTTTCATCGAAACCTTGAACTAACTCAGGGTAGTAATCGATACTGTAATCTCTAAACCAACCAGAGCATAGTGTAGTGCAGACTTTTTGTAAAGCTTGCATATATGCTTTTTTAGCAGGATACTTCCAATCGTTACGTACTAGATATCTCTCTGTTGCAATCACATATACTTCTTCTTGTATGCACTTCAGTTTATCTTCGTGGGATAGCTGAAGCCATTTACTTTCTTCACACCATGCTAGATTAGCTTGTCGAAGTAACCTAGTATACAACGGTTTGTCATAGTGTGCATACAATTCATGTAAATAATCATGGTCAAACTTTTTAGCAACAGCATCATCAAAAAAGTCTTCTTTACTTTGCATCAGATTAGGATTACCTTGAGGGTATTCTTTCATTGTCATAGCTGTACGTTCAGCTAGGATACGGCGATCATTATCTGTGTAGTACTGCGTAAACTCTTTGAGGTACTTATGATAATGAGTGATATGTTTATTCCACTTAATATCACGCCATAAGTGGCTGCGCTTAATAATTGACAAACCAATTGGAGTCACCACATGACAGCGGATACCTTGAATTTCAATGAATGCTGAATCATTGGTATAAATACTAAGGTCATCATTATTTAGCAACCAGCGATCATGCCACTCGATATGAGATTCTACGGTTCTTTGTTCAATAATTCTATTATCTTTTTTAATAGCATATTGAATAATACCTGATGCATTTATTGGCCTATTTGAAATAATATCAAAATCAGTGGAGTCCTTTATTTCCATTTCTGGAAACCAATATTTTAATGCTCGTGAACCAATTAGTAAATTACGCATAATATCCTTTCATTATTTGGTGCGACAGGATGGAATTGAACCATCGACCAATGAATTATGAGTTCACTGCTCTACCATTGAGCTACTGTCGCATTATACCATAAGTAAATAGTTATACTGCTGCAGCAAGTTACCAAAATAGTACAAAAGGTTCATTCGACTGTTCCTAGGTTGACTAAATATTCACTATATAACTATTTACTTATGGTGCGTCTGACAGGAATCGAACCTGTAACCTACGATGTAGAAGACCGTAGCTCTATCCAGTTGAGCTACAGACGCATGAAAGCTGGTTACGATTAATTCCAGCGTTGCTATTAAGGTTGCAACCGAATAGTACCTTTACTGTTTAAAGTGCCGTAATTATATCACGAATCAGAAAGGAATATCATCATCCATGTCATCAAAGTTTTGCTGCGGAGCGGGCTTTGCTGCCTTAGCTGCTACCTTTGGTGCAGGTTTAGAAGGTGCAGGTGCTGCTTCCTTTTTAGGAGCGTCATTACCAAGGAACTCGGCAAATTCTTCATCTGCGGTCTTTTCTTCACGGTCTTCACGTACATATTCGATCAGATCAAGAACAAGAATCTTTGCAAGATCGATGCTCATACCGCCGTTAGTACGTTGCCATGTGCTAAGGCTAATAACACCTGTAGAACCATTTGCAACTAACTTAGTGTGCGTAATATCTACTAGAGTAGACTTAACCCGTTCATAAATTTTTGGTTCATGTTGGGGTAGAATCTTTTTACCAGTTTTACCTTGTTCAGAAGACTTACGGAAAGTAAGAACCCAAACATTTTTACCTGCATCTTCTGGAGGTGCAACTTTGTAAATACTTTCAAAGTCAGCTTTCTTAACCTTCTTGATAGAAGTCTTACCGTCAACTTCAGCAAGCCAAGCTTCGTATTCGTCAACCCAATCTTCGTCTGTTACAACGACAGACGCCTTATATTCATCTGGCTTAGGATCAGCACCAGCTTTTTGAAAAGCTTTTACGGGCTTATCGCATTGAACATAAACTAGCATCCCTTTAACCTTTGTAAAATCAGTCATGTATTACTCCTATAGTATTAATTGAAAAGTGTTAAATATAAAGTGATGATTTTAGAAGGTTCACCAACCTTGTGAGAGTTAGATTATAGCACAGTTTTATGCATTATGCAACTCATTATCAAAATTTATTCAGAATATCGTGATTCTGCGATAACTTGTACAATATATTCTGGTACTACTCTACTGATGCCACTATACCACTCTTCACGAAAGCAACAACTGCAGCTTGCCAAAAAATGTTCATATTCCATATCATAAAACCACCAAGGTAAAACTCCATTCCAACTCATATTTGCTCCGTTTCTGTTTCAGAAGGTACTGATTGTACCACAATTTTTGCAGGAATTACAAGCTTTTCAGCTTCTGCGACGTAATAATCAAAATCGATATCACCATCAAAATCATCCATGTTGTTACAGGTCTTAATATTCCAAGATGTATCGATACCTAACCTACGATCTTCTTCACCGTCTTCCAACGGTTTCATGATTTTAACCAACTTACCACCTGTCTTACTAGGATAGTAACGGCAGATACGCTGTTGTTCAATGTCTACCGTACTACCGTCTTCGTTTGTATATTCTAGCACAAGCCTAGAACTACGATCAACTTTTGTACGTAGCATGAAATCCATGATATCAACCTTAGCATGATTCTCAATGAACTCACGAATGTCTTTACCATGCACCATAGAAGCCTCTACAGCCTTCTGTATGACCAGCGCAGACTGATTCTGATGCCACCCTAGCCCTTCATACTGATAAGCTCCCTTACGTTTAACCTTACCGTTTGTGTAAACGGCATAGTAATTATTTACGTCTCGAATCCACATCTTAGAATAATCAACAAATTCTAGTTCTAAGCCTACATCAACTTGCCACTGCTTGCATACTTCATTGTATTCTTCTTCTGTATCACGTAGCATAGCAACGGTAAGACCGTCAGTATTCAACTGAACTAATTTCAGTCCTTGAATCTGCAGCAGTCGATCAGCAAGCATTAACAAAGATAATTGACCATTCAAAGTAATTTGCATAGTAAACATAGGATCGTAGAATACAGAATACTTATCGTTTGACTTACCATATGTACCATTTAGTGCAAGTTTAAGCATTGCATTCTCAGGTGTATTCTTTGCATATGATTTACGCTGAATATACATATCCTTGTAAATATCGCAGAATGTCTCACCAAGATGCTCAGGATAGATTCGGTTAGCAATCGCAATATTCGGATACATGGAGCTTACATCAGCATCACGAACCATATACAGCTTAGTTTCTTTCACAACCTTATCTGATAAACTTGCATGAATACCACCTACACCGAAATCGATACGGTAACCGTCAATCATAACATTTAGAGTTTCAGCTACTTTGTACAAACCCCAATAGGATTTCTTAGGTACACGCATTTTCTTTTGCTTCTTGGTAAAGTCTGGTTGACCATCAGCATCAAGCGGATAATACATCACATGGTTACCATCAGCATCGAATAAATATTCTGTAGCCTTTAGCTCTTGTTCTTCGACCCATCCCATAGGATGATCTTTATAGAATTGTTCAAGATCAGAATCAGTAGGTTTACCTTTGAATCTAATCTTTTTAATTTCTAATTGAGCATACTTTACTACATCACCAAGATCATGTTCTTCAATGTCAGAGAATACACCTTTTGTTTCAACTAGCACCTGCTTACCAAACCAATCGTAAATAGCTTGGAACTCTGGACGAGAAAATGAATAGTAATTAAATAAGCAATCCTTGACAATAATCTTGTCGCGTTTTGTCTGAATCATAGTGCGCTTACCATCTTTGTGACGGTACAAACGTACACCAGCTTTTTCAAGCTCAAGTTGAAAATACTCTGCACCAATCTTAGTATCGTCTGCATTAATCAGATCAATACCGAGCTTTATACTCATGTCATCACGGAATTGAATCTGTGATTCAGAAGTAAAATAAAACTGTCGTGTGCATTCAACATCGTGCTCGTTATATAGCTTGATCTTGTCAATGTCATCTGCGGTAAGGTCTTTATTAATATCAAATGGTAGGTCTTCGATATTCTTTAGTCGCATATTAAACTCAAGCATCTTCAAACCTGTAGCTCTTGCTTTATTATTAAAGTGCCAGATACGATACAGGTCAACCTGCTTTACATACTCTTCAGCAGATTTAATAGTATTACCGAATCCATCTTTAAATGATTCGATTTGTTTTTGTGCAATAGTAAATACCCTACGGGAAATCTTCTTACCATCATCAAGTTCAATTGATTTACGTAGACGTAGAATTTCATGCAGGATAGGATAGTCGAATCCCTTTGAGTTAAAACCAACCATGCGGTAATCATTATCGCTAAGATAATCAAGACACTTCAGTATTCTATCGATTTGATTCATACGATATGAGCACTCAAAAGTCTGCTTGTACTTACCGTCAGCACGAATGATGCTGAAGCTAAATAAGTTCTTGTAAGTCTCGATATCGTAAATGAAGTCCCTTGTATGATCCATGTAATCTCCAAAGTTAAAAAGTCCAGAAAGCACTACATTGTAGCACAATCTGGACACGTTTAGAACATTTGTTTAGGCTGATTGTCTAACCAATCATCTAAGTTATGCAGGGTGTGAGTAGCGTTATCATAGTAGATCATTCCAGCAGGGCCAGTAAGACCACATACACGATTCTTCGTTACTGAAATCTCTGTGCTATTACGAATCAACTCATCCTCTGCCATCTTATCACGTTTTAGTAGAATATTACCGGAAGCAGATTTGATAATCGTACTTGAACCCATAATATTTTGTTCGCTATCTGCACCATTTTGACCAGCAGGTGTTTTACGCATGTGATTAATAAACACAAAAGTAACACCATGACTCTTTACGAAGCCTTTAGTCCACTTCATGAATAACGCTTGCTCATCATTAGTAAGACCATCTAAAACGTCCTGCAGCGGGTCTAGAATAATTAGTTTAGCTCCACAAGCAACTACTAACTCTTCGATGGTATTTTGAATTTCTTCTACGCTACCATCACGATTATCTAGCAGATAAAAACGAGAATCACCATCTTCATTTTTCATCAAGTTATCAGCTTTTTCACGTACGCGATCAGATTTCAATAATGTCATCTTTTCGTCGTAATTTTCGATCAATGCTAATTTCTGTGATAGATGCCGCGATAGTAATACTTCACCATATTGACCAGCATCTAGCTCCATAGAGACAATACCAATCGTATGCGGTGAATTATAAATCCAGTAATAAATCAGTTCATTAATTAATGTAGTCTTACCGATACCAGTATCAGCAGCAATATTAATAATATGACCCAATGGAATACCACCGACAAACAATTCATTAAGCTTATTCATAAATGGTGGAAAAGGAACCTTCTCTACACTTGATTGCTGAATAATCTTATCGTACAAATCTGCAGAAGGTAATACCCCTACTGGAATCTGTTTCTTTGCATTGTAGAAGTCAATAATAAAAGATTTAGCATCATTCTCTTCGATGTACTTATTCGGGTCTTTGTACTTCATCTGCATCACTTTTACTTTACCTTTTGGTAAATACTTAATGACTTCTTCAGTAGCATCTTTACCTGCTTTATCATTATCGTAGCACAGGATAATATTCTCAAATGAATCGAAGAATTTATATTGTGCAGCGATCTGTTTTTTACTCTGTGCTCCTGTAGTTGGACTTACAACAGCAGTTTCAAAAGCAGAACCACGCCCACGATTATAATCGGATAGCATCTGATAAGCAGATAATGCGTCTAGTTCACCTTCTGTGATAAGTACGTATTTACCACCACGGTTAAACTTAAATTGCATAAACAGTTCACAGTCTGCACCTGTGCGACCTTTAGAATAAAAATTCTTTGGTACTTCACGGATTTTATATCCGACAAGTTGACCGTCTTGCGTACAAGGATAATATTGTTCTACAACTTCATCATCTTCATTAAATGAATATCGTACACCAAATGGTTTGGTAATATCGTCACGTACACCACGAAAGCCATTACCTTGTGCAGATGTAGTTTCCTTAATGGAAGCTTGATCTTCAGGTGTAATCGCTGGTTTATTACTTGGTTTTACTTCCATATTTTCCTTTACGTTGTTTGATTTAATTCGTGGTCTATCTTTTTGGTTTTGCTTTTTATGTTCGTCAGATGGTAAAGTTGATTGACATACAAAACAATACCAACTTCCATCACTATATATAGCTCTACCGTCACTAGACCCGCACTCTTCACATTCTACATGCTTTACAAAATTTGCCATCGATTCTCCTATGAATAACCATAACTAATATCATCTAGTTTCTTTTTTAAGATATAGATTATATTATTCATATGATATGACCTATCCCATTCATCTAAGAATTCACCAATAGGCTTATCATAGTAATATTGATAAATTAACTCTTCATTAATATCTGGAAAATAACAGAGTATTCTACCATGTCGAAGTCGAAGATAACCAACCTGAGACATTTCTGAACCGTTGATATAAATAATATCATACTGTTCTGGAAAAGAGCCGCACGTACCTACGAATCCAAAGTCACCAATCTTATAATTTATTTCATAACCATTTAGTTCATACGGCTTCATTTAATAATTTCCCCATTTAAAGATACGATAGCGTTTACCAAATACATTTAAATATAACCCACCATACTTATATAGTAGTGGTGTTTGCCATACAAATAATTTAGGTTTTTTTTGCATAAAGTTTCCTTTTGTAATGGTATTTATGAGAATTAATCATTTCTACTGTTTCAATATATGTCTGGACAAATGCGTCCATTAACTGATACATAAATATTAGTGTAACAATAAAAGGTACTAGTAAATATTGTGAATAATAAATAAAATGAGTTTTCATACTTACCTCGCAGTCTTATCAGTAAGAACCATCAGCAGCATATTAATGCTTTGGATAACCATTTGTTGGCTCTGTAGTGGTAGCTGATCCCAAGTACGAGTATCACCAGCTTTTTTGGCAATAGCGTTCCAGTAAGTAATTACACTAAATTCCATAGTTTGCCCTTTCTGTATAATTTATGTACCATCTTTAGCTTTGCCACATCTGCAATAACTACAGACTTTACCTGTAATGTTTTTGGTACAGGTATTGTTGCGCTCACCTTCATCTTCAATCCATTTCAGAAGTGGAGCCTTTATTGTATCAGAAAATCGGTTCAATGCTACACTACTCATGTGAAAGCCGAAATGTTCACCGTATCTGCTTTGAACACCACCAGATTCTCTAGCTAACTTGTGTAATGCTGCTTTATTCACTGTTTTCCTTTGCCTTTTTGCGAAATGCTACTTCATTCTTAAATAACTGTTCAATTTCAGTTCCACGGATATGTGACTGCGTATGTAAAATCTGATCAATGTGATCATCAGTCATTTCTGCTAAACTTAAATAAATTCCATTTGGATAGTACTCACCAGATTTACCATAGGATTTCCACAATTTTACTTTGCGTTGTTCTTCAAATGGGTCATCAGTTGTTACGATTGTCATTTCAGCAGGTACTTTGTTTGAACTTGTACGATAGTAGTAACCGTGACCACCATCGACCATGTATACATCACCTGTTACACTACATACATGCGTTTGATAGTCGTGTCTATCTCTTGGTTCCATTACGTAACCGTCTGGACATTTCATAGATAACTTTAAAATATATGGTTTTTGCATTAGTTAAGCTCTCCTTAAAAACTAGAGTCTATCACACAAAGTTGATTTATTCAAGGTTCTCAATCAAAAAAATAAAGTGTTGTTTCTTTGCTACGGTACTTGACAGCTTTCATAAAGTGGATACAATAGCAGAAACTGCTGTTTTACCTTGCGTTATTGCTCGTTTCACCAGACGGTTACTGCTGCAAAGTATAGCACAAACAAGTAAACAACTTAAACAATAACTGCTGCAGTTACTACTACAGTTAAACGTAAGGTATAACATATGGTGTTATAGCTATAAGGATGGTTTTTCATATGGTGAAATTTACGGTTATGTGTTGTTTTTCAACAACTTTGTAATTTGTGCAAAATCATTCAAAATTCTGTGCTAGAATCCAGTTCTTCGAAATTTGTCAACTTAACGTAAAGGAGAATTTATGACAATCATGTTCACTGAAAAGTTTGAATCCTTAGCTAAAGCTATTAACCTACAACCAGCAGAGCGTTCTATTGCAGAATTCTTCTGGTACTCTGGACTACGACATGCGTTCCAACGTGGTACATCACAACCTGCTCTGCTCCAAACTAATGGATCAGCATGTGGTGCTACTATTCCACCAAAAGAAGAGTTCAAGTGGAACTTTCCTAGTAAGCCAGCTTATCCTAATCCACGCGCACCTTCATATGTTAATAAATACCCTGAGAAGAATATTGGATTGGAAGATGAACTAACTCCATACGAAGCTAAGTTGATTTCAATTCTTCTAACAGAAGTCTTAACTCATAGTCAAGTTGGTGTCAAGAATCTTGAAGCAAATATTAACTATATGTGGAAATACTGCGATAAAGACAATGAAAATACTGAACCTGTGTTCAAAGAAATGAATCGTGTCAAATCTAGGCTTCACCGTCTAAAAGGTCAAGTAAAAACACTAGCAGATTCACAACGTAAGTTGAAGAAGATTAGCAAAGGTCTGTAACAACAGCTAAGAAGCTTCAGAAGGCTCTATAATGGGTTTTCTGGAGCTTACCTAAGCAACCGTACCTTAAACAGAAACAAACGCTTATAGAGGCTTTAAATTGTCCAAACCAAGAAAGAAGTTTCAGCTAGTAGCAACAACCTTTGACCGCAAGGGTAGACCAATCGCTACTGCACAGAATGATTACCGTAGAAGTCACCCATTGGCTAAGTACTTTGCTTTGCAAGCTGGTGAATCAGAACATAAAGATAAAATCCATGCCGAATTAAATTCTGTTCTTTCTAGTGGTAAAAATGAAGTACACTCTATATTTGTGCAACGATTCAATAAGGATGGTTCAATGGCAAATGCCAAACCATGCACAGCCTGTCAACTTATGCTGAAATCTTTTGGTGTAAAGCTGGTTAGGTATACAGATAACGATGGTATAAAGGAGTATGTAAATGAGTAAAATTCATTCGGTTCTACTGAAAGATATTGAAGAGATAAAAGAGCACTATACCAAAGTAACAGAATTTGCAGAATTACTTCCAATATATAGTGAAGTTATTTTAAATAAAAAACTAACTGGTGATAATTATTGTGAATTAGCAAATCGATATAAACAGCTTTATGCAGATTGGGGAATTAAGTGGTATATACAGACACCTGCTAATTATCCAGAGCTAACATCAAAGCATAAAGGTTTTGTTACTATCTATATTAATTGTATGGCCTTGTTTGGTGATGATATTTATCATATGGCATATAAAGAATTGCACGATACTTTACCAAGTATTAAAGTTCATTTCTATGATGTATTAAATAGTACATTCTACTTTCTACCGGAAGAAGCAGAAGAAGGTTTGGAAAAGTTGAATAACTGGTATCTTCGTGTAAAAGAAAAATCGAGTGAATTCCTAAAACAACAACGTAAATTAAAACTTCAAGCTGAATTAGATAAACTAAATAATGAGGAAACCAAATGAAATTTTATAATCCGTTTAAACCACATATTGCTAAAGTAGACGATACTAAATATGCAATTAGAAGACACTTTGTATTTTATTGGCTATACCTTGATCGAGATAATTTTGCATATTGGTGGGGACTTCCAGAGTATGTAAGGAAGTATTGTGTACTTAATTCGGAATCTGAAGCTATTAAATTACTGGATCGATATTATAGACGTAAGAAAATTATTTCTGAGTTTTATTCAAAAGGTTCTAATAAATGAAACAAAAGCATATTAATGCTTACATGGAGTGTGCGGAAGCATTCGCTAAATGTAGCAATGCTACTAGACTTAAAGTTGGTACGGTTATTACAAAAGATAACCGTATTATTTCTTGTGGCTATAATGCTCATGCTGCACACATTAATGACCCATGTGAACTACCTGATGGTACAACTGATCCTAGACTACGGCATAGCGAAAAGAATGCACTGATGGGTCTTGTACGTAGCAATCAGAGTGCTTTAGATGCTGAAATGTTCTGTACTCATGCTTGCTGCCTTCCGTGTTCGATTGACATTGTAGACTCTGGTATAAAAAAATTTTACTATAGGAACAGTTATAGGGATGATTCTGGTGTACAATACCTGCAAAACAACGGTGTTGAAGTAATTAAGATTTAACTGAAAGGATCATAAATCATGCAACCAGTAGTTAAGGAAAAATCATGATTAAGTTACCAGAGCCTGCAGAGTATGTATGGCAACCTGATGGTACTTTTGACATTGGGCAGGAGCGGCAGTTGTCGCCAAATACAGGCCCTTGCAACGGCTGGAATGTATATCCAATCTACACAGAATCCCAGATGCGCCAAGCAATCCGTGATGCGCTGGAGGAAGCTGAGAAAGCTGCATGGGACAGCAGAACCATGAATAATGGTGCGTGTTGCAGAAGTGTGCTTTTGCGCTCACTTGACGCTATCCCGCAAACTGAAGGAGGAAGCATGATTGAACAAGCAAAAGCAGTGGCACAGCGGCTGCGTGAAGTAAATATGTATGGTGGAACAATTGATTTTCATAAGATTGTTGACACCATTGACGCACTGGTGCAAGAGGTGGAGCGACTGCAAAAAGAAGTGGACAAGTTCAGCTATACATTGATTGCGGCAGCGAATCAAAAACTGCGAACAGAAGTTAACTCACTCCGCGCAGAGATTGAGCGGCTGAAGGCGAAGGAAGAACGCTACACATTGGTTGATACCGCCCTGAAAAACGAGGTAGAGGAAATGCGCCAAGAAGTGGAGCGGTTGAAGCAGGCTTGCGACAAATTCAGCGAGAGTGAAATGCTGTTGAAGCAGGAGCAATCGGAGCCTGATAGCACTTGCTCTGACACACTGCGGTTACAAGGTAAGCCGTACCCACGAACATGCAAGAAGTGTGGACTCGGCCCCTGTATTGGGGGACGTGCTGCCGCACCAAAGCAGGAGCAAGCGGAGCCGGTGGCATACCGATGGAAAGAAAGTAACTGGTTAGGTTGGGAGACAAATTGGGAGTGGCATGACAGAGCCAAAGATATGGGGTGCCCTATTGAGTACGCATACACCGCACCCCAAGGCCAAAACGAGTTACTAAAGCAGGCGCTGGAAGCGTTGGAGAACTCACAGTTCACGGATGAGTACCGCAACTACGGGTTGCAAAGTGACGCCATCACAGCCATCAAACAGCACTTGGAGGAAAAATGATCTTTACATTTATTCAAATCAATAATTGGAAAAAATACGAAAAAGTTCGCATGAGTGGACGTTATAATATGTGGTTTCCAGAAGCTCAAGCTGCAGCAGGTTTATCAAAAGAAGATTATATATTCTGTATTAAAAATTACTCAGAGCTAAGAGAAGCTGCTAGTAAGGATAATAAATGAAATTTCATATTCACAAGTGGCTACCGTGGTCTGAGCCGGTTCAGACTGCACATGACTATGCAAAGGTTCAAGTGCGTTACTGCGAAGTGTGCAACAAGTGCCAAGCCTCAAAGATCAAGCAACCTTGGAACACATGGTTTAACTGGAGTAGAAAATGACTGATTTTGAAATAAATAAATTACTAGCATTAGCTATTGGATGGAAACCAAATGATATTTGCCTTTACTGCAATCAAATTGACGTATGGTTTGTAAAAGAATGGGAAGCTGATTGGAAAAGATTTGATTATAGAGATTGGGCTACTATTGGCCCAATAGCTGAAAAATATGGAATGTTTCCTAGCCCAATGTCAGGTGGAGATTATAATAAAGCAAAACGTCAAGGTTATACTGACATTGAAAAATGGGAAGTTATCTATTGTGACTACAGTGTTGGGGGTATCAATAATGCAAAATGGTGCAGAGTTGAAGATACTTGCGCTAAACGAGCAATTGCCCTTGCTGTTATAGAAAGAAATAAATGACAACAGTTGAAGTTTGGAAATCTATTATAAACTTTGAAGGTTATTATGAAGTAAGTAACTTTGGTAATGTGAGAAGTTGTGATAGATTAGTAAATTGCTCCAGAGGATATAGCAGAAGACTTTGGAAAGGTAAGATTTTATCTAAAATAGTAGCAAGTACCAGAGGTTATTATCAAGTCTCTTTTTGCAAATCTGGTATTATTACAAAACATTACATACATCGTTTAGTAGCTGAAACATTTCTACTAGAACGAAATGAAACTGTTAATCATATTGATGGTAATAAACTAAATAATGAATTATCTAATCTTGAATGGGTAACATATTCTGAAAATAATAAACATGCGTTTTCTCTTAAACTAAAATTACCATCTGGAGGTATAAATAAATGACAATTACAGCTAAAATTATTGCAGATAGTACAGATCAAAAAGGTGTACGGATTATTACATTTGAATTGGACTATCCTCGTTTTATTCATAGTGAACTAATGACACATCGTGTATTTAGTCGTAACAGTGCAAGTTCTCGTGCTATTCCAATTCAAAGTATGATTGATAATATCAGAGCTAATCCTGCTACTCCTATTCATTGGGGTAAGAATCAAACAGGTATGCAAGCTAAACAAGAATTAACTGGTGTAGAATTAGAAGCTGCTCAAACGCAATGGGGTGCTGCAGCAACTGATGCATTATATTGGAGTTATCGTCTAAGTACCAATGGTACTCATAAACAAATTGCAAATCGTATTACTGAACCATTTCAACATATGAAAGTTGTAGTAACTAGTACTGAATGGAATAATTGGTTCTGGCTACGTAATCATCCTGATGCTCAACCTGAAATTGCAGAGCTTGCAAAGCAAATGCTAATAGCAATGGAAAATAGCAAGACAGAAGTATTAAAGCATGGTGAATGGCATTTACCTTATGTAAAGACATATAGAGATACTGAAGATAGTGTTCGCACATATTGGGATGATGAAGTAGCTCAGATTACACTGCAGCAAGCAATTATGATTTCTGCTAGTTCTTGTGCTCAAGTATCTTATCGTAAAAATGATACATCATTGGAAAAAGCTGAAGTAATTTATAAACGATTAATTGAATCAGAACCTTGTCATGCAAGTCCAGTAGAACATCAGGCAATGTGTTATGATCAGCATATCGGTCTTGGAGAATTTGGAGAATGGCCCGTTGGTTATACACATATTGATCGTAAAGGTCAGCTATGGTCAAATAATTTCCGTAGTTGGATTCAGAATCGTGCGTTAATTCCTAATAATGTAAAGGAAGGTTAATATGGCTGGATATAGAAGGGCAAGACCAAATCAATTAAACCAAAAGGAATTAATTGCACTAATTGCAAAAAAGACAGGATATCTTAAATATGAAGTAGAGGATATTCTTGAAGGTTTGCGTTATGTGATTACTGATGCTATTGTTAACGACAGGGATGTTTATCTTAGGCACTTATTTACAGTAATGCAGAAAAAGATTCCACCACGTAATATGATTAATCAGAAAACAGGTGAATATTACATATCAAGAGGAAGCGTAGGAATGACCCTAAAGATTAGTGGGTTTATGCGTAATGCTCTGAATGGTGTGTATGATGATATGAAGCCTCGTAGTGATACGGACGATGATGAAGATGAAGAAAGTTCTGAAGATATGGTAGAAGCCCAATAAACTGTTGTATAATCTAGGTTCTTAATCACAAGGACATAGAATGCAAGGCTTCTTTTTTATCGATGAACCAAAAACTGATCAAAATTCTGAGCAGGATACCGACATTGTTCTTAAACCTATGCTAAACTTAGACCAAGAAGTAAACGACTATGCTTTAGTTTTTCCTATCGTAAATGGAAAACGTACAGAAGCTAGTAAGAAACTTCTTGGTCTTTATCGTTAATAAAAAGGATACAAATGGCACATAATGAAATTTTAAATGGTGAGTTTGATGATAAACCTTGGTTACCAAAAGTACCACTGAATATGACAACTATTAATTTAATTCTAGTAATTAAAAATGAAAAGCTACATCCTTCTATTCGTGGTTTAGCATTGCATTTAACTCAAGTTGAATACTGCAATATTGGTTATTTTTTCAAAAGTCTTAGTAATTCGGATATATCATACTTACTACATCGATTTAATATCTCTGAAAATGAAGGTAAAGAAGATCGAGAAATTGTAATGTCAGCTACGCAGGAAATGATTCTTTTGACATTACTACTAGGTAAGTCAGAAGGTCAGACTGATATTACACCTGACTTCCTAAAGGATGCTATGCCAAATCTAGGTACACTTCTTACTATTGAAGACATGGTTCGTGATAAGAAACTGAAAGTAAATTATCTAAACTACAGTCTGACGGATGTAAAAAAACCTGTAATTCTTGGAAAAACTATGGTAGAATTGAAAAAGATGTTCAACGGTGATAAAGGAAATGAATGAATAAGTAGCTAATCTTCTTACAGCAAGGGTATTTAAACTATTAATTTAATCATTAAGAAAGAGAGTCTTTAATTATGAGTTTTACTACAAATGTTATTAAACGTGAAAAACATATTCAGAATCTAGTAAAGAAATTTAAAGTAGATCAGCAAGATGATCCTGAAGATTTTTCATATGAGCTAGAAGCAGAGACACGACAGATTGTTGAAAACCTGCAATCTTCTGGATATAAAAATAAGTCTTTTAATTTTGATGACAGTTACTAATTTGAGGTATAATAATGCAAGACCAAGTTAAAAATATGAAGTTTACAAAGCCTTTGTTCCGTATCTTTAGAAGCAGCAAAAGTAATTCACTTTATGCTGTACATCTTGTAGATAAGCGTGAAGATTCGATTTGTATCATGAATGATGAACTTTCTTACGAACAAGCTCAAGATTATATGCTAGAATATAGCCAACTACAAAACGTAGTTGAAACCGAAACCATTTAATTAATTACTATGAAAGTTAAAAATATGTTCTACTCTCGTGAATTTGATTTTGATCAGTCACCTCGCCTTAGCCAAAAAGAAATTAAGTTTTCATACCGTGGCTACGAAGAAAAGAATTCTTCTGAAAAGAAGTCAAAAGATAAAGCAAAGAAAAAAGACTATTCTCAAGAACGTAAACAGAAGCGAGGTGAATGATCATGTTTAATTATTATAATATCAACCGTGATACAGGTAAAAATCACTATGCATATGATAGTAAGCATGTTGTTAAAGAATCGCATAAGTCACCAGAACCTTGGTGTAAAATCGATACTGCTGGTAATGTAGTACATCTTGATATTGACGCAGCTAAAAAGCTTGCAAAAGCACCTGTAGATTGTTTTGTTGCCCTTGCCCTTGCTGCTTATAATCAAGGTCGCAAGGATGCACTTAATGAAGTACAGATGAAGGTATTTGATTTGCAGTATCCAAAGGAATTCCAATGACGCTTAGAATTAATAAAGAAGCAGGTAAAGGTGATCGTCGTAGAACTACACAAGATGATAATGCCTATCGTAATAATTATGATCTGATCTTTGGTAAGAAACAAAAAGCTACACCTGATCTACCTGAAACAGTAGTAGAAGGTATTGAGAAATATACCAAAGAGCAAGAAAATAAATCTGATGAAGAGTCAGAAAAGGAGTAAAGTATGCTACAATTAGTACTTCTTTTTATTCTAGCTACTATTATTACTGCTAGTCTTATTATTAAGATGAAATATCTATCAATACATGATTGGAAATATCTTGGTAGAATTGCTGTGTTATTTGGAATTGCTGCTACAATCGTAACACTATTTGGAATTGGTATCGTTGTTTTGTTCTAACCGTAAAGGAGTTATATGATTAATCTAATTAATGTTTTTGCTATGTTTAAGCGTACTATGCTTGGACTAATGGTAGGTCTTATGTTGTTTGGTACAGTAGCCTGTACACGAATTGAAACAGGTGAAGTAGGTGTACGAATTAATGCAAGTAAGCAAATCGAAGGATCGGAACTACCTGCAGGTTCGTTCAATCAAACGGTTATTGGTTCTGTCCTGACGTTTCCTGTAAAAGATATTACAGTATCTCTGGAGAATAAAACTCCAATGACTGCTGATAATTCTCCACTAGCTGATTTTGATATTACTGTAGTATATGCACTGAATCCTAATTCTGTTGCTGAACTATATAGTACCAAGAGTAAGTCATTTCACGCAGAAGAAAAAGGTGATATTTATTTGATGTACAGCTACATGCAGACGTTGGTAAATAATGCTTCATATAAAGTAGTACGTGAATATAAATCACTTGAAGTAGCAGACAATCGTTCAAAGATTGAAGCGCAGATTCGTGATGTGGTAACAAAGGAATTGAAAGATCAAGACCTAGCAACTGCAATTAGTCTTACTGTAGTTCAAGTACGGAATATTCTACCGAATGCTGATATTTTGAAGTCAGCTACAGATTATGTTAAATCGCAGAATGCTTTGAAGATTGCTGAAAATGAAGTTAAGCTGGCAAAGCTTGAGTCTGAGCGTATGGCTGCACTAGCTAGTAATAGTGGTCAGAGCATTGCTTATATGCAAGCGCAAGCTACTCTGAACCTTTCACAAGCTGCTTTGCAGGGTAAAATTAACACCATCTTGATTCCGCATGGTATGACAATGTTTGGGTCTACAAAGTAGACACTGTGTAAATTTATTTAAATAAGGCTCGTAGTTGTGGTACTTTCTGTGCTACACTACGGGCTTAATTCATTTATAGGAGTACAGAAATGATCAAGTTACCAGAGCCAGAAGGCACAATTGCATATCCCGCTAGGGACTATGAACCTGAGTGGATCAGTTCACAGGAAGCATATTCTGAATCACAGATGCGCCAAGCAATCCACGATGCATATGAAGAAGCTGCAAATTTGGTAGCTAACTTTGCGATTGATATTGATGATGAGTGGGTGCTGGAACAAGCTGCAATAGCAGTACGCAAACTGAAGGAGGAAGTATGACCGACCTAGAAATCAGCAAAGCCCTTGCACTGGCGATTGGGTGGAAGAAAGATGACATTGCGATGTTTAGCAATGAAATGGAGGTGTGGTCAGGCGGCTGGCGCACCTTCGACTACCGCGATTGGAACGTCATCGGCCCGATAGCTGAACGCTATGACTGCTTTCCTACAAAGATGAACGGTGGCTGGTACTGCCTTGATGAGTACGCAGACACCCCGCAGAAAGCCATTGCGCTGTATGTGATTGGAGCGAAGAAATGATTAAGTTACCAGAGCCAGCCGTACACGGACTACACGCCTACACCGAATCACAGATGCGCCAAGCAATCAAGGATGCGTATGAAGAGGCTGCGAAGGTGTGTGAAGCAGCAGATGACTGGCACCCGCAGGAAGCTATAGCAGCAGCAGCTATACGCAAACTATCGGAGGAATTGAAATGACAAAAGAAATTGAATACTGCTACAGCACCGACGAAGAGTTTTTCAACTACGAATCAATGGGTGATTTGCTTGACTACCTTGACGGCGAGACAGACGACAAGATTGGCGCAACGTACTGGCGCGGCGAAAAGAAGGAGCTAACCCATGCTGAGTGCATCGACGTTAGTGCGTTCCTTGAGATGTGCGATGAGCGAGCCTATGAGGAAATTGGCGAGGTGTATGACAACTGCTTCACCGACGTAAAAGATGAAGCAAAAGATGAATTGGGCGAGCTTATCCATGCGTGGGCAAAGAAGCACGTAAACATTCGCTACTGGAAAGTCTTGAACGTGAAAGAGCTAAAGATCACACCGGAGGACGTATGACCGAAGCAGAACGCAAGCTAATAGAAGACCTTGAACTGAACCACGAATACTGCCCCAAGGAAGTGATCTTGCAAGCAGCAGCCCTACTCCGTAAGCAAGCGGCTGAGATTGAGCGGCTGCGTGAGGCGTTGAATGCTGTTTACATCGAATGTGATTGGTACGGTGACAACGGTCGGGATGCTATGGAGAAAGCAGGAAAACTATTACGAGGTGAAGCATGAGTAATCTAGTAGACCGTTTAAACAATGAGCATCCGAACTACTCGGACTCTATTGCCGCCGCCGACAAAATACAAGAGCTACAAATTGACTTGAATATTTTGAAGAGGGGGTATCACGTACTGGTGCAAGAGCGCGACAGACTCCGCGCAGAGAACCTGAAGCTGCGGGAGGTGTTGGAGAAACTGGCACGGCTCGGCAACGGCGACCAGTACGGCAACAGTATTGGCAACGAGATTGCCCGTGCAGCACTGGAGAACACAAATGAAGGTTAAGGAATACTTGAATTTAAGCGATGCAGTTGTGTATGTAAAAAACGGCTGCATTCACATTGGTGATATTAGTTCTACTTTTATTCTGACTGCAACAGAATGGGAAAAGATGAAAAAGTTTATCGACGCTGCATTACTGGAGAACAAACATGATTGAAGAAGCAAAAGCACTATCCAAGCACCTGCGAGAAGCAGAGTTTACAGACGTAACAATTAGCTATGCAGACACCATCGACGCACTGGTGTCAGAAGTGGAGCGGCTGAAGCTGAACGCTGCTGCGGCAGTCAATGAATATGTGTCGCTTGAGCGAGAAAACGAGCGGGTGAAGCAGAGCCACATTGAGCGGTTGCTACGCATCGAGCAAAAAGTAGATGTGATAATTGCAGAGCGTGACCAACTCCGCACCTTGATTACCAAGCTCTACACAGCGAAGGGTCGCTACCACACACAGCTTGCAGCGTGCGACCTGTTTGACGCTGTTGGGTTGAAGAATGAAAGGCCCGTAAAATGAATGAAGAAGCTAAGGAAATAGCTAATCTACTACGCAGTAATGGAGAAGGTTGCAATTGTAACGCATGGAGTTCAAGTGAGTGTGCATGTGATGCGACATGGGGAGAAGCGTACACCTCACAAGGTGCAGACACTATCGACACACTAGTAGCAGCAAACTCTATGCTCATAGGTCAACGTGCATCCTTGGTGGTAGAGCGTGATGCACTGGTGCAAGAAGTGGAGCGGCTGCGTGAGTCATTAGCAGACTTTGCCAGCGCAGCGGTATCTTTGCAAAGGTATATCGCTGAACCAAAGCAGGAGCAAGCGGAGCCGGTGCCACAGTTCCGCAAAGTGGGTTGCGCTGATTGGTATGACGGATTCCCTGACCATTCTGATGGCGGTGGCCCTTATGAATCTCGCACTCTTTACACCGCACCCCAAGGCCAA